GCGCCTACCGGGAGCGTTTCGGGGGTAGCCAGGGGGTTCCCCCACCCCCCTCGTCGTTTCCGCAGGTCAACTCGCCATTCGCCGGGGTGACCAGCCCACACGGTCGCTCTTGACCGAGTTGCACAGGAAGCACGCGCACCGGCAGTTCGCGGGCTCGTGCGACCCACCTCGACTCAATGGCAGGACGTGGTCGATGGTCGGCGCCCTCGGGTGTGGCACCTGCTGCGTGGGGTCCGTCATTTCGCCGCAGAGGTGGCAGCGGTAGCCGTCACGCTCAAAGATCTCCCGGCGGCGCACTCTGGACGACGTTGTCACTCCGGCCTCACGAGCGCGCCTGCGTTCGCTACGAGCGCGCTCGGCGCATCGCTTCGAGCAGTACCGTGCGCGTACTCCTGCCACGAACCATTCGCCACAACTCGCGCACAACCCAGACGTCCACGTCCTATGCGTCGCACGCACGACACCATCGCCCGTGTAGAGCACGGGCAGTCTGCGCTGGATGGACGACTGTCGGTTCGCTTCATGCGCTGCCCGATTCCTGACGGCGAACTGGCACTCGACCGAGCACAACGCCTGACCCTTGCGCTTGGCATCGAATGTCCGCCCACAAACCCCGCACGTCTCGGGGTAGCTGCGCATCCTGCGCTTCTCTCGCCACGCGCCGTGCTCTTCGCGGTAGCGCTTGTCTCGATCGAGTTGAAGCCTCGAGTTCCTGGCGCGCTTACAGTCGTCCGAGCAAGTGAGTCGCCGTCGTCCGCGTCTCGCTGGCCGCACAAAGTCAGACCCGCACTGCTCGCAGACTGCTGTCATCTATCTCTCCAGGAATTGCGAGCAGCCCCGCCACCTGGAGATGCGGGGCTGCTCTTACCTCGGGGATCAGCCGAGGATGGTTCTATCTAGCCGCGCGGCTTGTGGCCTTGTGCGCGATGTCCTTCGCGGGAGGACTTACGGTTGTGGCAGTGCCAGCAGGCGGCCTGGCCATTGGCAAGGCTGAGTTCGTCGCCACCGAAAGCGACTGGGTGAACATGGTCCGCCGTGTCTGCTCCGCCCGTGCATCCGGGGAGCTGGATCATGCAGCAACCGTCGCGCTCTCGCACAGCTTTGGACCAAGCTTTGTGTGCCGCAGTGGTTGTGCGCCGAGCACCATTACCCCAGCGGTGTGTGGTGTGTTGGGGGCATGTGCCGGTTGTGGTGAGTGTGGTGCAGCCTGCGTGTCGGCAGACCTTTGGCGCGCGTGGCATCAGATCGGTTGGGTGTCGGTGGTCCAGGTGTCGCGTGTTCCGTGTTGCCATGCGACGCGGCCTGGTGGTCGTGGTTGGTTGTCGTTTCTGGTGTCGATCATTGGCGTCTCGTCTGCGTGATCGATGAGGCTGGGCCATGTGTAGGCGATGGTGTGGCTTTGGTGGCGTGCCCATGCGCTGATTGCTTCGTCGATGGGTTTGCCGTTGGGCAGGTTGTTGAGCATGTTCGGCACGAGGTCGGCGTGTATGGCGATTCCGACTGCGTGGAGTAGTCGTCGGCAGGTGAGCCAGTGTGCTGTGGTGTCAGCGGCTTTGGCGATGCGTTGTTGGTATTCGCGGGGTCGTTCTCGCCCGAGGTAGAGGCTGACCACTGGGCTGGGTGCCACTGCTAGCGCTGCGTCGAGCTGGTCGCGGAAGTTGTTGCACGGTATGGCGTCGTCTTCGAGGACCACGAGCCAGTCTGTGTTGTGGCGGGTGAGGTGTTGCCACACTTTGCGGTGGTTGGTTTCGCATCCGAGTGTGCCGTTGTCGATGCTCATGTATGCGGCGCCCACGGTTTCCATGAGCCGGTGTGCTTGTTCGGCGCGTTTGGTGTGGGCCACGATGCCGATGGTGTGGGTCATCGTGGCCTTATGCGTGTGGCTTTCACGGCGACGGTGGTGTGTGGTGTGAGTCGTGGTGTGATGCTGCCGTAGTCGTATTCGGGGTCGATGGCGATGGAGCATCTGACCCATCCGCACGCCTGGATTTTCTCGACGGTGCCTTCGTGTTCGAGTCCGTCGAAGTCAACCCATACGTCGTCGCCGGGTTTCATGCTCCGCTCCATTGTCATTTGTGCCTCCACCATGACCAGGCGTTGCGTTCGTTGGCCTTGAAGACCGTCACCACCTGGGATCCGTGGATGAGTTGGTCGGCGTGTTTGGTATAGGCAACGTAGTTGAGTGTCGCCATGTCGCCGATGATTGTTCCCGGGGCGTCGTCTTTGTGCCAGACGCGCCGAAGTTGGTCTTCGTGGTCGGCGGCCATGTCGTGTGCGAATGCCATGACGGTTTCCCGGTCGCCGCCCACGATCCCCGCGTTCAGTAGGGTGCGGTCGGCGTGGGTGTCGATGAACTGTTGCAGGTGTGTGGCTTTGTGGTTGTTGCGCATCCAGTCGATCCCCACAACGGCGGGTTCGTGCCCGATGTACAGCTTCCCGGGTTGCATGTGTTCCCACGGAGGGGTGAGCATTTCGACGTCGGTGCCGTCTACGCACCACACCCATTTGACGTCGGGGTTGGCGCGGAGCCATTGGTAGTACAGGTACCAGCGCGCGAAGTATGGGTTATCGACTGGGCTGGTGACTCGCTCGAATGACGCCTGCGGGTGGGTGAGTGGGTTGTCGCACAGCACAACGGTTTCACCTCCAGTGATGGAGGTGATCAACGTTTCGAGCAGTTTGACGTCGGGACGCATGCGTGTGTTGCGCTGCGGGTCGGGCTTGTTCGACAGCAGGCAAGTGAGCACCACACGCCGGTCGGGTTCCACGATGGGGATGTGGTGGCTGCTCGTGTAGTGGTGCTCCCAGTACAACTCGGCATTGCGGGCGGCGACGGCTTTGCGTTCCTCGGTCGGGACGGAACGCTTTACTTCCAGGTGCTCGTCCATGGAGTGGATGAGCTTGTTGGAGCCGCACACGTCGCCGTACCGGAACGAGGTGAGACCGGCGTTGTAGATGCGATCAGACCACGACGGGTGTTCCCATCCCCAACCGCCGAATTCAGGGTCGAGGCCACCGACGCGTTCGATCACGCTGCGGTGCGCGTAGATCATGCAGCCACGCGCCCCGGACAGCGCGAAGTGGCGGCCGTCGTCGTAGACCTTCGTGACGTCGTTGAGTTTCCGTCCGCCGGCGAGGTCGATGAACTGGTACATCAGGTGCGGCTCGGGTGAGTCGATGTAGGGCTGAAACCAGTTGTCGGCGATCGGGTAGCAGTCGTCGTCGAACAGGAAGATGTGCTCGCAGCCGTTGAGGAGTTCGAGGCATTTGTTTTTGGCTCGGGCAATGCCTGCGCGTTGAGTGAATCGGTAGGTCGCTGCTGGGTATGGTTCGTCGCTGGCGTCGTCGACGATGACGAGTTTGGCGTTTGGAGTGTGGCGGCGAATGTTGGCGATTGTCTCGTCGGCGACGTCGCGCCGGTTGCGGGTGGTTACACCGATTCCGATTGGAGTTCCGTTGGTGGCTTCTGGGACGTATCGGGTCCCGTCGATCACGACATCGGTCATGTCGGCTTAACCCTCGAGCGTCTCGCTGCAATAACAGGTTTTATGCACGCCGTAGGCGCACGGCGGGCACACCGCGCGCCTCTTGCCCGCGTATCGCTCACCGGGTGCGCCGCAATGGCAAACCATAGATTTGGGCAGAAACCCCGCGTGTATGTCGCGAGCGAAGGCTTCCTCCATCGTCACCGCCCTATCGCAGGGTGTGTGTCCCAACTCCTCGCATGTTGGCCCGCCGCATGATTCAGCCCCGTATGCGGGGTGGAATCGCCGCTCGCGGGCCGATGATCCCATGCGCGGCTCCCCCTGTTTCACTCGTACCATTCGCCGCAGTCTGGGCAGTCGGCGTCGCCGCAGTAGCAGATGTTGCGGTCTGTGGTTCGTCCGGTTTTGCGTTCGCGGTGCCGGTTTCGGTGCGGCTGGGCGGCGTTGGATCTGCGCAGCTCCTGGCGTGCGCGGGCTGCCTCATCCATTGGTGCAGTCCATCGTCCAGCCGTTCTTGCGTGTGGTCACGCGGATTGTGGTGTCCTCGTGTTTCGCCCCGGCCATCGCGAGGGTAGCCGTCTTCGCGAGTGCGGCCATGATCGGCAGCATCCAAGGCTCGTTGGGTCCAGCTTTCTGGACCGCTTGAACATCAGGTGGCGTGGTGGTCCACTGGCCGGGATCGGCGTGCATGAGCACTTTCCCGTCAACTTCGATGTGGATCACTGTTCGACCGCTTTCCGCAAGGCTCGTTTGGGAACGATGACGTCGTTGCTTGTTTTGTCGATGGTGATCGACAGCACGGGCGGGGCTGTGGGTGTGGTTCGGATGTTGATGACGCGGTGCCCGGTCGGTGCGTCGGCCGCTTTCTGGCGCAGCTGTTCTGCTTCTTCGCGTGTGAGGATCACATAGTTTTGTGTGATCGCCGCGGCGAGTGCTTCCGCGACCAGTTTCGGGGTATCGAGGTGCGGTAGGCCTGATTCTTCAGCGAACTGGCCGGCGAGTTCCGGGGGGACACTGATAGGTCGTAGTCCCGGCAGGAGGATCGGGAAGGGTTTGGTGTTTTCGTCGCCGGGGTGAACCAGGTTGTTCAGCGTGCGGTTAAGGAAGTCCGTGAGGTCTGTGAGGCTGCTCATTTGGGATATTCGCCTGCGAGGCCGTCGCTGATTCTGTCAGCCCACCCTTCGCCACCGATTGTGCCGGCGCCGTCCTGCAAGTTGATACGCCACGACTCGGGGTCGATATCGTTCGGGAGTCGGCAAGCCTTGCTGCACGCCGAGAAACGAACCTTGCTGCAAGGGTCGGGGCACAAGCGGAGGTGTTTGAGCGGCATCAGTCCGCCGCCTCGTACGTGGCTTCGAAGATGTCCGGCTTGCACGGGTAAAACTCGCCCTGAACGCCACGAATGACGTAGTCGCCGCAGCTCGCGCGCATCGTTCCTTCAAGCGTGGGTATCGCGATAGATACGTTCGCATCGGTCGGGTCAGACGGTTTGGGATCGAAGTCCGCTCGCCCGCCGCACCATGCGGCGATCTGCTCGGCACTGTTCATTGAACCGGTGAATCGCATCGCTTCGATGACGAGGGGTTTCTTGCGGAACTTCTGGGGATCCATGCTGGCAACTACTCCTTCACCCGTCCGGACGCGAAACCGGCCTTGCCGTAGTCCGGCTCGCTGATGGTGATCTTGGGCGGGTAGACCTTGTGCGCGAGCCGGATCAGCGCACCGGCGATTGCGCGCCTCACCCGAACCACCAGCACAACACGAACGCCCCGGCCAGCAGCGGCGCGGCGAGCCACCACAGCTGCAGCATGGCTGCGACGGCGGCCCCGAGTCCCGCGAGCAGGCCGAGGCCGAATCCCCAGTCGGTGCGCTCCAGCTCGTCGGCGATACGCGTAGCGCGCCGCGGCGGGGTGAGTGTTTCCCACATGTCGGCAGCGGCGAGTTCGGCAACCTGGCTTGCGTAGCGGATCGAGCGGTCAACGGCGGCGTTCGGTTTGGCATCGGGCGGCAGGTGCGGTTCACCGCGAAAACGTCGGGTCATGGCCGGTTTCTCCTGGGCTGGTTGAGTATGCGTTCAGCGGCGGCGATGATGTCCGGGTTGCCTGCCTGCCGTGCGAGTTTCAGGTTGAGGTGCGCGCCTTGGATGCGTTCGGTGAGCGTGCGGGGTGCGGGGAAGGTGCTCATGGTTGGCCTCCCCGGGAATGAATAAAAGCCCGAACCTGTGGAGGTCTTCGGGCTTTGGGCACACTTCACTTGCCGACCCAATGATGGCATATGAATCTGCATGTCGCAAGCAAGCTAGGGGATGTGGGGAGGTTGGCGTGTCTCATTCGAGGACTCCTGCGGGTAGTTCGTAGCCCAGAACGTTGGCGAGGTGCTGGAACAGTTGCGGTCCCCATTCGTGGTGGCAGTTTTGGCAGACGCATCCTGATGGGCCGATTTGGAGTGCGGGTTGTCGGACGGTTTCGCCGGCTGAGTTCTTCCGGTACACGATGGCGGTGTCGCAGGCTGGGCACGGGTTTGGGAGTGACCATTTCGGTGGCGGGTTGAGCATCGTTTTGATGGATTCGCACCAGGCTTCGATCCTTCCGGAGATTTGTTCGATGCCGTGGGCGTCTTGGGGCCGCCATGGGCGTCGTTCCAATAGTTGGAGGCGTAGCACCGTTAGTGGTGTGTGTTCGCGGGTGAGGTCGCGTTGTGGAACGGGGTATGGGGGTCCGAACACCCAGTAGCTTGAGGGTTCCCATGCTGCGACGGTGGCGTCGATTTCGGTTTTGAGTTCGACGGCATCGATGCAGAGGGGTGGTGAGGATTGCGGAATGCGGGAGGCGTTGCCTTGGGAGCCGGGGATTTCTTCGGTGAGTTGGTCGTAGAGGGAGTCGCGCCATCTGGTGGCACCTTCGGTGTATTCGGGTTTTGGGTCGATGAGCGCGGAGATGGCGTTTCCGAGTCTGGTTTTGGCGGCGGGGAGGTTGCCATCCTCTGCTGGTTGGGTCATAGGGTTTCCTGAAGTTCGTCGGGTGTCCACATGTTCAAGCAGTTGAGGCATTTCACCAATCCGTCGTATTCGAGTGCGAGCAGGATCATTTCGCAGGAGGGGCATCGTTCGCCGGGGATGAGCCTGGGGATTCGGGAGATCTGTTCTTCGATCTCGTCCATGCGGTTTTCGCGGTCTTCAACAGTCGGAGCGTCGCTTGTGATGGCGTCCGGGGCCTGGAATTTATTGGCGTCGGGACTGATTGGTCGTCGGGATATTGACTTGGGTCGAAGCTCTCCCTTGTTGTGGACTACGTGCGCGACGTTGTATCGCGGCATCTCCGATTGAATCGCTGCTACCTCTGCGGTTTCGAGCTCAGCGCGGGTGGCGAAGTGTTGCATCGTGGAGCGGGCGACTGATTTGAACCATGCTTTGTCGGCGTGGTGTTGGTTGAATCGGCTTCTCGGGTTGTTTGTGATTCCGATGTAGAGAAGATCGTCTTCCGCGTTGTAGAAGCGGTAAAGAATATGAGGTTTGTCGCTCATGGGCACCTCCAAGATTCGGATTTTACCTTGGTGTTCAGCGTTTGTTGGGGTTCATGTGTTTGGGTTTTGTGGGTGTTTCCGCATGGGCGTCGGTGTCGATCGGCTTGGTCACTTCTCAGGCCTCCTAGCTTCGTTGGGTTCAGACTGCACAACCGATCCGACATCGACCTTCGCGCAAAGGTCCTCGATGCTGTCGTACCCGAGGTTCACTGCCGCGTGATTAAGCGCTGCGGCGCGGCGTTCAATACCTCGCCGGCGCACTTCCAGGTCTGCGGCGTAGGCGGTTAGCTCTTCCTCGGTGGGTGGTGGGCCGACCATCTCCATGTACCCGACGTGGCCGGGACATTCATCGAGTTTGTCCCAGCAGATGCGGCACCAGTTGTTTCGGACGTCGCTTTCCCGTTCAAGGACGGCCATTGCGAGCATCACGTCAGTCATCGTTTGTGGTGTCCTTTGCAGTCGGTGGAATGCTCTGTGCGGGGCTGGAAACACGCCGGACAAACAGGGCTCTCAGTGAGGAAACGAGCCTGGGAAGCGAGAATCACAGACAGGCTCAAGGCTGGTCCTCCAGTTTCGGCATAGGCCAAGGGCGGACCGATCGGTCACGAGGGCACAGCTCCGCGTCCTCCAGTGAGGTGTGCGCCCACGCCAATTCCTCGCGGGCGTTCGGGTAGATCCGGCTCATCGGTTCCCCGCAGTCCATGCAGGGGAGGCGAAGGTTGCTCATTGTTGGTCCTTTTCGGCTAGTAGTTGGGCGATAGCGATCAGAGCGTGAGTGGTCGCGGACTCGTATGCGGCTTGGCGGGCTTCTTCCCGCGCGAACTCGATGTGCTCGACGGGGGTTTCAGGTGTTTTCGGCATTAGAACGGCGGAAACCATGCCTCAACGAGGACGTCGAACGCGGCGTCAGCCATCCGCCGCCACGCGTCCTTCTCCTGCTCCGTGAGGGTGTTCCAGGGGAACATGCGGCCGGAGCTGGTGGTTTCGCAGATGGCTTGCGCGGCCCGCTCAACCAGAGCTGCACGCTCAGGGGTAGTCATGGTTTTCCTTTCGTGAGCCATTCCGCCCACCCCTGATCCACCCGTGCGGGTGCCGGTGTGGTGTCCGGGATGATGTGAATATCCGTATGCCCCGTGTTGATCGAGTGACGATCCGCTTTCCACTGAGCGCAGTCTTCGCACGACTGGTCCCAGACACGGTTGCACTCCTTGCAATGAACCTGAATCACCGCGTAACCTCCCGCCAATCCCGGAACCTGAAAGTCCACAGTGATTCCCGGTACGGTGCCGGTCGGCCTGCGTAGGAGATGGCTTTCGCGAGCACGTGTTCCTCGCCGATCGCGGTGATTTCGATGATCGTTTCGCCGCGTCCTTTATCGTCGGCGAGTCGGGTTCCGACGGTCCAGCCGTTGCGGCGTGCGGTCTCTGCGTCGCTCATGCCTCGCTCCATCCCGACACCCAGCGGGCCTCGTGCTCAATTCGGACAAGCGGAGAGTCGTCTGCCGGGTCGTGGCAGATTCCCGTGACGGAGAAGACCTTGAGGTTGGCTTCTGCGGCCTCCCTGCTCCGACCCGTCCAGCGGTCTCCAGATTCCTCCACGTTATCTGGGGTCATCGTCAGCTGTATCCGCTTGTGCCTTGTTGGGCGAGGTGTCGTAATCGAAAACAACCAACATGTCGGTGTTTCCACTTAGGACGGGGCAATCCTCAGGTGGGTGTACCACCAGGCAGGCAGGACACGAGTGATCCTCAGTGAACGGTCCGTAGTGTTTGGTTGGGATCAAAGCGAAGGTCGACGCCTCATCCTGCGGCCTGGTACGAATCCACCCGCCGTAGTCATAGTGCCACCGGGCGTTGAACCTATCGCGCCAAGCACGATCGCGGTGTTCAGGGCTCAAGTGCTGGACGTCTGATCCATGCTCTGTGGTCGGCATAGTCGTCATCTCCCTACGAGTGTCGGTAATCGGAAACATGTGTGCGCTGTCAGATCGGCTGCCTACCTGGAGAAACGGCGACGATCATCGAATCAACCCCTGATAATCTCAGGAATCCTCTGGGAGCCATTCGAGATCAGCAGTAGTCTCAACCCCCCTGGGGCGCAGACGCTCAACCTCGGCTACCAATTCGGCGAGCAGCCGGTAGGACCGGCCCGGTGCGACCGCGACCCGAGACCCCTTCGCCACTTCGTAGTCGACCAGCGCAGCCTTGGCGCGCTCAACAACATCACTCATCAGGTATCTCCATCCAGTGGGTAACGAATCGGGTTGCAGGCTCTGGCACGCCCAGCTCGAAGATGCTCTCGATTACGCGGGTTTCCCGCCTGAGTCCTCCGAGGGCTCTGTCGATCTCGGCGGCGACGTGGGCCTCGAAATCGTCGAGCGAACCGTCGCGGAAATCACATTCACCCACCCGCGTACCCTGGCAGTGGGAGTGTCCAGTTTCCAGGTTTAACGTCCGCCGGTGTCGGCGCTGAACCGCGATCATGATCTTCTGCGCGTCCCCGCTCATGCTTCCTCCCCGGGGTTCTGGTAGTGATCAGGCATCGGATCACGCAGTGTTGTCGCCAGGTGATAACAGTCCGGATCAGTCTTCGTCCCGTCCTGGTTGGCGTGGCACAGATACACCGTCCGCATCCGATCCGGAGCGACGAAGTAAGTCCACGACCCGAATACGGAATCCGCGCGGCCGCATCGGGCGCACCGCCTGCCGTCGCTCACTCTTCCTCCCCTGTAGCCACAACCGCAGCAGCAGCAAGAGCAGCGACCGTCTCCCACGCTTCGGATGGCTCGTAGTAGATGGCCTCATTGCCCGGGTCGAAGCGCGCGACCACCATTCCGTCCGCCACACCAACTTCCTGAGCGGTCCAGAATGCGATTCCGTCGCCGTGGTCGGCGTCGGGTTCGGGTAGTTGGATTACCGCCACACCAGGAACCGCATCGAGAACGTCAAGTTGGTGCGCGGCGAACTCGGCGGCGTCGGTGACGCCTGGGTTGGCCGGTTCCCAGTTACACCCCGAGCAGTTGAATCCGTAATTCTCCGGCTGGTGTCCGGCGAGGGCTTCTGTGAGTACAGCACGCAACTCGGGGTTGTTCATTCGTCGCCTTTCGGTTCTCGGTTTCTGTCTGTGAGCCGCCCGAAGTGGATGACCCGTCCGGGCAGCGGCTTCCCCGGACGAATCGTTGTTAGAGCAGGGTGTGCCTTTGGGGGCTTTGCAGATGTCACACGACCGCGCGGATTGGGCGGCCTGGACACGAGGATCATCCGAAGACGACACAAACATGGTCATCGACGGGCCACCTTCGACGTCATATGCCAATAACCACACGGGCACTGATACACGCGGTTCGGCATCACCTTCCCTTTGCCTGATGTCCGCCAAAACAACCGCAGCTCAGCGCTCGCCTTCTCACGGGTCTTGAACCGCTTCTTGCCCGGGGTTGGGCAGGGCGGTTTCAAGTTGTCGATGTGGTCCCTGGTCCCGGATTCGAGCGCTCGTTTCTCGTTGAGGCAGGGGATCGCGCGGACCCATCCGCAGGAGCAGGTGACCATCCAGCGTCGCTTCCCTGACTCGGTGCGCATCTCGTGAGGCGTCAGCGTGTGGCTCACTGCTCGTCTCCTGTTGTTGATTGCGGGGGCTGTACGCCACGTGGAGCGACTTTCGGGGCAGGGTTGGTGTCAGTGCCCCGGGAACCCGCAGAACGGGCGTCAGCGATCCTGTGCGAATGAGCCGGAAACGCCTCCAACACCTTCAACACACGCCCCTTCCCATCCCGCACCACACACGGCTCACCTACCCCAGCGCGACAATCCCGGCACCGCACCCGCAACGCCTCCACATGAACCGTCGTCCCACGCCAGTCCTTCACAGCGCCACACCCAAACCAGCCGGCGGTTCTTCATGGAAGACGCAGCGGACCATGCCTTCTGGGGTTTCGATCAGCCCGTTGGCATCGCACTCAGTGCAGGCTTCACGAGCAGACTTGATGGCCCGCCTCAACGTCAGCTCATCCCGTTTCCTTGCGGCTGCCCATGCGTCGTGTGCCCGACGCGCGTCAGCGCAGTCGCGGCACTTCGGTGGGTTCGGGTGATTGATATGGGCGGGGCAACGTGATGGGGGCTCCTGGTGACCTTCCGTACTTACGTAACCCCCTAAGGAGTTGGAGAAGGAGAAAGGAGCAGGAGTAGGAGTAGCCCCGGGGTTAGACGGGGGGTTAACCCCATCCCCCTGCTTAACCATTGGACCGGGGGTTAGACCGGGGGTTAGCGGAGGGGTTGGACTAGGGGTTGGACTAGGGGTTGAACCGGGGGTAAACGGCTCCAACGTGGCCGGATCAATCGCCTTCTGAGACAGCAGTTCCTTGACTGCATCCCGCTGCCACCCAGCCGACACGATCACATCACTGTTGGCTTTCGCGTCAGCCTCATTGCGGGCCTTGATCTTCTGTACCTCATGCACCACAACCCCGCGCAATGTCCTCGACGCCAACGCTGCCCGCGCGTTAGCCATCGACACAGCCATGTTCGGTTTCCTCCACAGGCCGTCGTGCTTGATCCACGACCTCAGAAGAAACTCGTCGGTGTTGGTGTCGATGATCAGGAACAGATCGCGGGACAACTCTGCGGCGGCCGCCTCGACGGCCTGAACTGTCCATCCCTTGGCCATCGCGGCGATTCGGCCGGCGTGCCACTCCCCCGAACCGCAATACGACAGTTGCGGGCTCGTCCACAGCACGAAGTACAGATGTTGGGCTGGCGGGGTGAGATCTAACCAGTCATCATCACCCCAGATTGCCAGGTTGATTTCCGAGTGGTCCTTGCCAGTGGCTTTCCTTCCCATCAGGAATCACCTCCAGGAATGACTTGCAGCCGATCCCTCTGGACCTGTCGTTGCGCCTCACGGGCTCGCCCCGATCGGTGCTCGACGTGGTCGCACACCGACTTGCCTCGGTATCCGGCATGGTCGCAGAGATCGCAGGCGTAGATGGCATCCCACCGTGCCCGACGAGCCTCAGCCTGCCGATCGCGGACCACATTGGATCGTCCGAACAGTCCGCCGAAAACGTGACCGGTTGGTTCTGGCGAGAAAAGATCGGTCAGAGAATCAGGCAGAGGATGTTCCGGCTGCGGTTTCGGATCCGACTCCGCGAAAGGGTCCTGGATCACCTTTGGTTTCGCCCGCACCACGTTGTGCAAGGGGTGCTCAACCTGGATGGCGCGGCGTTCAGCGTTCTCCAGTTCCTCACGGGTGTTGTAGTTCTCGATGCTGATGCCAGCGACTTCGCTCCACCAATCTTTCGAGTCTCGGTGGGCCTTGAACCGTTGCGGCGGGTTCATGGTGATTCCCACGTACAACAGTTGCCCTGTGGCGCTGTAGAAGCGATAAAGAACGTGAGCCACTAGTCCTCCTCTCCGTCTTCTGTGCCTTCGAATCCTGGGCATAGGCACTGCGTGTACCGGGTCATGTCATCCGCATCCACGCCCAGCCGGGTTCGGCATTGGGGTGTGTGGGTGGAGCGGGGATGATCACACAACAGGCACGTCATGAGATTCCTCAACGTGTGCTCGGTGGTCGGCGAGGGCGTGGTGTCGGCGAATGAATCTTTGGGCTTCGTCGGTGGTGGTGAATTCGGCGGTGACGGGGCGGCCTTGGGTGCGGGCGCATTCGGCGCAAGCAACGGTGATCATGGGACCTGCCAGTTGATGGTGTCGCCTTGCTGGAGAATCTGTTCCAGGTATTTGACGGCGGTGACGGTGGAGTTGAAGCATTTCGGTGGTTCGTTTCCACCGGTGACGATGTAATGGGGCCACGTCCCCGAAACCGTGTACATCACCGGAACAGCCCCTTCACGAGGAAGTACGCCAGCGACGGGGGTCCAGTGAATGCGAGGACGATGTAGGCGATCGCTTCGAGCTGTTCTGGTGTGAGGTTGCTCATCGGTTCTCCTGTGTGGGTTGAGGTTTCGTTGGTGCGGGTGGCCGTGGATGCCCCCACGCGGAACGGTGCGAACGGCGACGGGCACGGAACCACAACATCGACTCGGCGGTCATGACGCGTCATCCAAAGCGTCCAAAAGTGTCGGCACCGACATCTCCGCGTCCAACGCGCGCATATTGTCAACCGCAGTGCGCCAATACGACGGCTTCAACTCAATACCGATCGCCCGCCGCCCCAGCTTCACAGCCTGATACAACTCAGAACCAATACCAGCGAACGGTGTCAACACCAGCTCGCCAGGATTCGACCACAACCGCACGCACCGCTCGACGAAACCAAGCTGGAGAGGGCAAATGTGACGCTCATCCGCGGACTCCTTCGCAACCTTCGTGTTCAGAGTGTCCGTTTCACGAATCCCGTACCAGACCGGGCAAATATGCCCATCATCGCTGAGCCATCCCCCGTCGTGGTGATCAGTCCAGATCGGAGATGCCCACTCGATCCACTCATCATTCGTGACATCATTCTTAATCGGCACCGCATTATCGCCAGGCTTACGGAACAGCAACAGGTAATCCGCAAGGGCAGGGCGCGTAGCCGCGCTGTCACGGTTCTTCGTCGCGAACGCCAAAGCATGCGAACGAGTCCTAATCGACTGGGCCTGTGGATCTTTCCACACCGTCACCTCACCGTTGAAATACCAGCCCGCGTTCTGGAACGCGGCGATAACTTGCCCACGGAAGTCAGTCATGCCCATGTAGCCGTCAGTTGCCTTCGTTGTGGTCAACTGCTGAACGTGGATGCACGCCAACCGGCCAGGCTTCGTGACCCGCAACTGCTCCCGAATGATGAATCCGTAATGTTCGAAGAACTCTCGGCGGCTGGCACTGTTCCCCAGGTCGCGCACCGACGGACTGTAGGTGAACAAACTGGCGAACGGAGGTGAGCAGACCGACAAGTCGACTGTCTCACTTTCAATTTCGGATAACCGTTCGCAACTGTCCCCCAGCAGGAGTGTCCAGTTCTGTCCGTGTTCTTCACCGGTGATGTAGTCGGTCATTCCTATTTACCTCTCACTCTTCTCATCTCTTCGACCAGCGCGCGTGTGATATCGCCGGCTTGCTGTTCTTTGCGTGCGACATTCGCCGCGATCTGTGATTCCAGTTCTGAAACGATGACGTGCGCATACACAACCTTGGTTTGCCCATACCGGTAGCAGCGCCGGATCGCCTGGTAGTACTGCTCGTAACTGTCACCCATCCCGACGAACGCCATGCGGTGGCAGTGCTGGTAGTTCAGGCCCTGCGAAGCGATGCTCGGCTTCGTTACCAGGACCTCGAACTGGCCGTCTGCGAACCCCAGTAGGAGCTGCGCTTTCTCGTCCGGGTCCAGTGACCCGTGAACGTTGACCGAACCTGGTACCGCCGCTGCCAGCGCCTCGGCTTCAGAGTTCAATCCGCACCACAGTATCCACGGGCCAGGGTTGTTAGCGACCAGCTTCGCGGCGCGATCAACCCTGGCCTGCAACGTCTTGCGACGCAACTCTGCGCGGCCTGTCACACCTCCGATGTCGGTGGCGAACAGTTGCCCCTCAACTTCGATGTCGGCGTGGACGATCTCGGGAATGACCTCCAGCCCGGGAAGTATGTAGCCAGTGTCATCTCCCCCAACATCGGATGGCTTCGTCAGTGCGACAGCCCATTGCGCCATCCACTCGATCATCGGTTGACGGGCGTGCCCTTTAAGTCTCCACCCGTCGGAATCGTGAATGAAGTAGGCGGCCAGCATGTGAGTTCTGGACATCCGCCCGAGCCATTCAGCTTGGTTGGTCAGTTCTTCGGGATCGTTCGGCGCCGGGGTAGCCGAGCAAGCAAGCCGGTGTGGAATATGGGCGGCCCAATCGATAAGCATTGTCCGGGTTTTCCCATCCGACTGTTTGAGGATGCTTGACTCGTCTAGCACCACGGCATCGAACATGTCTGGTGAGAAGTTGTGCAGCCGTTCGTAGTTGGTGACGATGATCTGCGCGCGGCGGAACATGTCGGGGTCGGGCTCGGCGACGTACTCGGCGGTCACATCCAGCTTGTTGGCCTCGCGGACGGTTTGTGCGCATACGGCCAGTGGCGCGACGATCAGCGGGCGGTCACCAGACAGCCGTGCCCACTCCAACTGCATAACTGTTTTCCCCATGCCTGTGTCAGCCCACAGCGCCGCCCGCGATGTGCGAACTGCCCACCTGACCAGATCGTTTTGCCAGTCGTGCAGCATGGGGTGTACGTCTGATGCGGGGATTTCACGGCCGGGGATGTCCGCCTGAGCTTTTTTGCGGCTTAAGAACTCGGTGTATGACATGCAATCGGTCGTGCCAAACGGGCAATTGGCGAACGTCACGTGGCCGGTCACTTAGCAGCCTCCACAGGGTTAGGTATCCGGTAGGTGTTTCCGTCGTCGTCGAGCAGCACCCATTGGCCGCGGTACAGGACGGGAGTTTGGATGGGGGATTGGGTTTGACGAACAAGCCAACCGTGCTCGAATGCTTGCGCACGATAGGACTCCGCCCAACGATGACAAGCACCACAAGCCCACAGCCCGTTGGATGCCACGTTGGTGTCTACGCGTCGAGAGCCGCCGAGACCACGGGGCCTGCGATGGTGTGCAGTAGCGTCTGAGGCGTACTCGTTGCAGCGTTCACAACGACCGTGAGCACGCTCCCAGATCAGTTCCTTGACTTCCGGGGGAAACCCCGTAAACCGGCGGCTCATGAGGCGTCCGCCTGCCTGGCTTCCAACTCCTGAGCCCGCGCCGCCAACGCTTCCTGAACAGTCGGCCCATCCGCGGCACCAACATTCAACAACTCGCCAGCCTTCGCATCCCGCCACAACCCCGTCAACACATCACGAGACTCAGCAGCCGCAATCAAATCCAGCAGCTCCAGCACCCGGTCCTGAACGGACTCCAACTCCCGCACATGGGCGGTCTTCGGGTCGCACTTGAGGATGTCGAACACCAGTTGTTCCAGCGTCAAATCCGGGACTCGGCGGGGTTTGTCTTCGCCTGGGATGATGCCTGCGTGGACGGAGCGGGCGCCGATGATCTGCGGATGCTCACCCCGGTTCAACCTGACCCACACGGATGCGTCGAACGCCAAATTCTTTTGGCCCTCAACCTTCCACGTCCGCTGCGAGGTGGGTTTCCCGTTCTCCATCGCCACCTGGTCAGCACCACGGGCGATCATCACGACAATGCCGGGGAACCGCATCAGCACCCGCATCAGTTCCTTGTGGCGGGCAGTGGCGAGGTTCCACAGATCGGTGGTGATCTGAATTTCCGCCTCGGGATCCTTCTCCAGTTTTTTGCGGTTCGACTCGCGCCTTCGGGCTTTTGTGTCGACCCACTCTTTGAGGTCGTCCCATTCGGCGGTCATCGAGTCGATCACGAGGACTACGGGTTTCTCCCCGGAGTCGATGGCACGCTGGGCTTCATCCTTGGCGGCGCGGACTTGCTCCATGATGGAGGTCCAGGTGCCATCGTGTTCGATGACTTCGTAGCGGGCACCGGGGATTGCGCCGTACTCGTCTGCTGCGCCTTCAGCCCAGTCGATCCACAAGGTGCGGCCGACCTTCTCTGAGGATGAAAGGACCGCTGCTGCCCACGATTTGCCGGCTTTCTCACCACCTTCAACGAGGATGAGCGGCCATGGGACAGCGCCGGTTGGGGGACGGGTTTTGAGGGTCATTGTTCGATCTCCTTCAACCCGGACACCCCGAGAGCACCCCGAGCCAACAAACCAGCGATCGTCACATCCGAGTCATCCGACAACTTCACAATGGGATACGGGTCACCCTCAACAACATCGATCAACCCATCGATCACAACCCCATCGACGTCAACGAACGCGCCCTTCTTCGCTGCGTCGTCCAGGAGTTGTTTGAGGAACGCGGGTCGTACGCGTTCTTCGACTTCAATTTCGGTGGGGTAGTTCGCTTTCACGTAGGCGAGCAGTGCCGTTTCGGATGTGACTTTGGCGGTTTTGCGGCCTTTCGCCATCGACACGTGTCCGATGACTTGACCGGATACGACGGCGGCTTTCCGCTCCCCCGCCAACAACCCGAGTTGTTGTTTGGCTTCTGCTTTCCATTGCTTTAGCCGGTCTTCCAACCATTTGCACAACGCCAACGTGGCAGTCGGATCGCTCATGCTGCTGTCCACCTGTCTGCCAACCGATCCAACGACCCGATAACCGCATCCACCCGAGACAGGGCCTTGTTCACCACATCCAGGTTCAACTCCAGCGCTTCACGGTCCAGGAACTGCAACGGCGCCCCCTCAGACAACAACTCATGCAAAGCACACCGCGTGTCATCAAGAGCAGCCGCGGCGGCTTTCGCGTCGTCCCTCGCGGTAATCACCCGTGTATCAACAACCATCAGTTTTCGTCCTTGTCTCGATATTCGGAGCAGTGGCAGCGTTCCCGGCCGCCCTGGTCGAACGTGGCGGCGTCGCAACCCGTGTCCCACCGGCCGCGGAACTTGTCCCACTCGTAGCGGTGGAAAGACCGGTTATGGCCGCACACGCACATCACGAAGCCTCCAACCAGCGGAACTTCTTGACCAGAGCTCTGAACTCAGCAGCCTGCTTCTTCGACCACCCGTAACCAGGGAAATACTTTTCGACCGTTGTCCGGCTCACACCCAACGTGCGGGCAACCTCCCGATACGGGGCGCCGTCATCAAGCAAATATTGGGCGAAATCTTTCTGCTCCTGGCTCAACGGAACAAACTGATCCGGCGACGCCAAACGGGCATCACCAGCCGCCCGAACCCGAACCACCGTCCGAGCCGAACAACCCACCACTTCCCCAATATGCTTGGCGGAACACCCCTCACGAGTCATCAACAGAATCGTCTGCACCTGCTCTGGGGTGAGCCTGTTCCCGTTGCTCATGCCACCTGATCCTCACCATCGATCGCTTTGAGCAGAGGCCGCCGTTCCCGCTCCGACAACCCCCCGAACACCCCGTAGTTCTCGCGGTTCGCCAACGCGAACTCCAAGCATTCGACCCGAACCTCGCACCGGCTGCAGATCCGTTTAGCTGGCTTCGCGCTTTTACCCTTCTCGGGGAAAAACACTTCGGGGTCCACTTCGGCGCACCGTGCCAGGTCACGCCACGCATGCTTGTCCTCCACCGCTGCGGCGAGCATGAACGACAGATCGAGCAGGGTCATGCAACGGACTCCAGTTCTGTGATCCACGCGAACGGGTCCTCAACATCTGGCACACCGGCAAGGGCAGCCATCAACAGTTGAGTGCGTTCGGTTTCCGGGAGGCTTGTCAGATAGGCCCACACGGGCAGGGAGTCACCGCTACGGATACGCCGAGACAACCAGATGACTGTTGCAGCGATACGGGATTCCCAATCCGTCTCCGACAGTGGGCATTCCTGAAACAGCCTGTCTGGGTGGGCTTCCATGTTGCCATCGGTCGTGACCCACGCGTCCTCCCCGCACACCGGGCAGGATTGCAACTTTGCTTCAGGCAGTTCAGCCCTGTCCCGTTCGATGGTGCGGACCGTGCAGTGCGCCCTGCGCGCCAACTCCACTTCGGGGAGTTTCGGGCGCCGCCGCACCAGCATTCGGCGCTCTTCGGTATTAAGTCGCATGGGAGTTCCGTTCACGGCGCACTCCACTGCGAACCAGTCGATGCTCACGCGCCCCACCTCTGCGCCCGTCGGCATTCATTCGAGCAGGTCTTCGCATACGTCCCCATAAACTCGCCGCCGCACTGCGTGCAGATCTTCAGGGACGGTTGTGACCGCAACGCATTCGCGGCGCGTTTCTTGCATTTCTGCGAGCAAAACCTTGCCCTGCGGGTGACCGGCTCGAACACCTCACCGCACTGCAAGCATTCCTTCTCGGTGAACCGTGCCGGTTTCACCGGTGCCAGCTCGCCACGCTTGATGCGGGCACGTTCCTTCTCTGAGAAGCCGCCCCACACGCCGGCCTCGTTGTGTTGCAACGCGAATTTGAGGCATGGCGCTTGAACGGGGCAGGTCCAGCAGATGCGGCGGGCGGGGTCGGCGGTGTAGTGGCCGGATTCGTTGAGGAACCAGATATCGCCGTCCTTGTGGGTGCAGATCGCGCGGGAACGCCAGTCGCTGGTGTGGACTTCTGCCAACTGAATGAACGGGGAGTTCGCCATCACACCCACCCAGTTCCGCTCAGGTGTTCAGGGCAGAACGATGCGGTTGCGGCACCCACGAAATAACCTGCGTCGTCGAGGTTCAGGTTGGAGTTGTCGCGTACGAGGATTGATGCTTCGTACATGGTGGCGCCGGTGTCGAGGATGTTGCAGATGGCTTTTCCGGCGTTGATGACGGCAGGTTTGGAGCTGTAAGTGATGCCTTCGGAGTCGAGTGCCATCACGAACGCGTCGGACGTGATGTCGGCGTGGGCGTGTGGTGCTGCGAGGCCGGGGCCGATGATGCCGGCGGCGATCAGCAGCGGCATCGTCCACCAATACCGCCAGTTCTTCTCACTGCGCCTCATGCTGCTTCTCCTGTCGTGAGGTAGTCGTGCAGAAGCCCAACAACAGCGTCGCCGTTCACCTGCTCCCAGATCGTCGGCTCCGTTTCCCAGTGCCACGGCGGTATGAACGGCCAGCCACCGGCACGGTCCAGTTCACTCATGACCGCCGCTGCCAGGTCCTCGAACTCTTGGAGATGGCTCAAGTCAGCCATGGGGGCGTTGCGGGTGACGGGCAGGTCAGCCCAGGTTGTTTGGTGGTTGTCCCACCATGAGGGTTTAGAATCTCGATCTAGCATCGGAAGTGCCTTTCATTGGTTGTGTTGTTTCCGGTGTTAGGGCCGTCGCCTCCTGGCGTGGGGGTGACGGCCCGCCTGTCTATCTCGGGGTGATGCGGAACGCTGAGACCAGGGAATCCGTGACCTGGGTAGCGATGCCATCGACAAGGTCCAGGACAAGCGGTCCGATCTCGCCCTCTTCGCCATCCAGGAAGATCGCCCGGATGTGCGCGGTGAGGTCTGCGCGTGACACTTCGGTGTGCTGTCGGATCGCGGCGAGTTCTTCCGCGGTCGCGGTGTCCAGGAACTCCCCCAACTCCATGAACTCGTCATCATCTAAGAATTCGCGGGCGAAGCTGAGGCAGTACTGCTTGGTGGAGTCGATGGCGTCGTGTATCCACTTTGGCGAGTTCGGCCCTACCTGCTTGTGCAGTTCGTCCCAGCCGTTGGAGGGTCCCGGCGCGGGGGGCGGGGGAACCATGCCCGCGCCGGGACCAATGTCACCCACGGGAGTGGATGACGGGTCTGCCGAAACCCGATGCCCGGCAGACGGTTCGTGGACTTCTTCCTCAGCCTCCGCAGCCACAAGAGAATCCGCATAGTCCAGGCCGACATCCCGACCCAACGCATTCGACATGGCCTGCCGCTTAAGGCGCGCCAGCCACGGATCCACCACAGCACCCACCAGGGCGAGCCCGTCATGAATCACGTTGTTAAACCTGGCATTCAAACGCTCAACAAGATTCACGCTGTCTCCCCTAGCTCTTGTAGCCGGCACCGCAGACGGGCGTTCTCCTCACGCAACGCCTCCAACTCCGCCGCCTCACGCATCTGCCTCGCGTCGAACTCCGCCAACGCTTTCCACAACCCAGACGGGCGAACTTCACCCGACAGTTGACACACACTCCGATGCTTAGGAGCAGACGTACTCACAACCGGCCCTCCCAGCACTCGCACTCCAAACCACCAGCAGGACCCATGCCCCACATGTCCACCACGCGGCCACACTTCGAGCAGTGCTGAATGACAGTCCCATTCAGGTGCGGGCACTCCCGCTCAACCACGTCCTCATGCGTCCGGAAAATCGGTATCCCCGCCTCAACCGCGATCTCGTAGAAAACCGACGTGGTATCAGGGTCGGGATCGATGTCGTACCAGCGGAACTGGTGACCGCACTCGCACACGCGGGGCTCTGGGATGACGTCCTGGCTCATCGCCGTCCCGACTTCCGCTGCGCCTTCTTCCGCTTCGCCGCAGCCTTCTGCTTCGCGCGCTCAGCACGCACCTCAGGAGACGCAGAACCCGGAGGATTCACCTTGTGACGAACCTCGACCGACGAAACATTCCGAGTGCGGTGACTCAACAACATGCCCAGCATCCATCGCTCATACTCAGTGAGGTTCATGCGGACACGTCCAAACTTGCGACATACCTCTGCTCAGTACTCACGCGGACCTCGGCTCATAACTACGCGACTTCATCCACTCATCAACCTCATTCAGGTCAACACGCGCCTCCCGACCGTTACCGATCGGATAAGCCTTCAACCCATCGTTTTTGACTGCCTCCCGTATCAGCACGTCTGATTTCAAGCGGAGGTATGACGCGGCCTCTTTGAACGTGGCCCATCTGGGAGTGCTCATTTCGCATCCTTCGGTTTCGACTGGAACAAAGGCTTCTTCGGCTTCGGGAAATGCTGAATCGGAGGCCTCGGGCGTGAATGAAACGTCATCGCGTTTCCCTCATCGCGTTGCGGATGATGGTCAGCTGGTCGATCAGATCCGTGAGTTCATCGGCGTCCAGGAGAACGTCACCATTGCGGTATCCATCACCGACGTGCAAGTAGGCCAATTCGGATCCGTTGTTTTCCCCGAGTCCAACGGTCACACCACCATGGCCTATCTTGAGGATCTGGCTGGGCTCTGCGTAGAAAGACCACCGGCCCTCTCCGACCTGGGGGCACGGGATGCGTCCGGCGTCGAATGGTGACTGGTCACCGGTATGCTGTAGTTCAGACATTTGAGCCTTCCTCTCAGGTGTCTTCTGCCCTCACCTGCTCCACACAGGTGGGGGCTTCTTCTATGCAGCGGGGTTTTTCTGCTCGGCTGGCCGCTCCAATACGGAGACGGGAACCTTGAGCGCGACGGCGAGCTTCTTGGTGACGGTGGCGTTCGGCCACCGGTCACCGTTCTCAAGCTGGGAGAGGTAAGGGGCAGAGACTCCGCTTTCGCGGGACAGTTCGGCGGATGACCAACCTGTGCGCTCACGGATGACCCGGAGTTCCTGCCACACCCCGTAGGACTGTTTGACCATGCCGCCAACTGTACTGCGAACAAGTGCAAACCGCAAGAGTTCGCGCACAGTTCGCGCCAACAATGCCGTGACCTGCAATGTTCGAAAACTACAAGCGCGTAACTGCAAAGAATCGGGGTTGTGCAAGCAGTGGACTTTGCACCTGTTTGCACGCGAACATGTAGGCGTGAACGAGAACAAGGAACACCGCGAAGACTGGCCATTCGGGCCAGAACTCAAGCGGCACAGAGAGCGCGTCGGACTATCTCAGCGCGAAGCCTCACGGCGCACAACGCCACCAGGCAGCGACAAGCCCGCCGTCAGCGCAGGACGGTGGAAGCAACTGGAAACGGGGTGGCAGATCAACAAAGGGACACTGATCCCAATCGGAACGACCGCATCCACCGTGGCCGCCGCTGCCCGAGCTGTCCAATGGGATGTCAACGAAGCTCTGGCGATAGCCGGATTTCAACAGTCAGATATTCCACCGCCGCTACCCGAGCCGGCGATAGTCCGCTACTCAGACGACGAACTTCTCGCCGAAGTCCGGCGACGACTAAAGGAGGCACGAAATGTCATGGAAACTGCACAGACGACGCGAACACCGCGCGAAGCGCGTCAAGACCAGGAGGGCGACCTAGACGCCGCGACCAGTGACACGACGCATCCGCGCCAACCTCGGACCGGCGAAACAGTTGGGGCGGAGATTCGCGACCACATCGCCAGGAGCGTCCGGGCACGTCAACGCCGCAAGGACTAGACGTGCCCGGCGCAACGTCCATGTTGTTGGCGGACACTCGTCCATCGCGTTCAAAATCCGCACCAGCAGAGTGTCGAGTTCGTCATCAAACATGTGCTGCACCTACCGAAATCACCATCACCGGTCACCCCTCGCAACCGGATGCGTAGACGCTAACGGATCATTGCCAAAATCGACACAGGAAGCCCAAACATGAGAATGTCACGATCAGATAACGCCAGTGCGCGAAAGTTAGCCACCAACACAGAAAGACCTACTACCAGATGACCACCAATGATCTGTCACCAGGGAAGGTGATGGTCACCGCGCTCGCTGTGCTCGCCGTCGTAGGCATCGTCTCCGCACGCAACAACAACGACGACGACAGAAGCGCATCACAAACCGCCACATCCACCACCACCACTACACGGCCCAACCCGTACCGCACCATCCCCGGCGACGGCACCCACAACATGGGCGGCGCAGACGGATACGACTGGGGCACCTACACCGCCACCATCCCACCCAGCTCCCCCGGCTGCACGTGGGCGGTCGTCAGCATCGCCGACCACCGCGGCGGCGAAACACTCCGCGAAGGTGAAGCACCATCCGGCACCGTACGCGCGAACATCCAACCCGATGGTGTCGCGTCGTGGACCGGCACAATCAACGGGGATCACCGGATCGTGTTCCGCACGAGCGGCTGCGGAACTTGGACCATGACGGAGTGACACCCGCCAGAACGCAAAAAAGCACCCTGCCGGGGATGGTGAATCCCTCGGCAGGGCGCATTTACAGTCGGTCGCCTTATTTTGTTTCTAACGCAAACGTTGATGGGAGTAGTTCGGACAGCCCCTGCATGGCCTCCAGATGCCTCGCCCGGTCCGCATGCGCATAGATCCGCTGCGCATCCACACTCGCATGACCCAAGATCTCCATACGCGTTTGCTCATCCACACCCGCTGCGCGCAGCAATGTCGACGTGGTGTGCCGCGAGTTGTGCGGCGGCAACGACTCGGTTGGACCGATCACCCCAGCAGCGCGGAACACGCCACGCCACACGTCGTAGTCCGAACGGGGATCGATCGGCTTCCCCTCCTTGTGCCACACCAAGTCATGCGGATTGTCGGCGCGGAGTTTCTGCATCGCCACATACAACGGCGGCAACAACGGCACCTCACGCCAACCAGCGTCCGTCTTCGGCCGGGTGAACAACAACGACCCCTCACATTCCTGATACTCGAAATGCGCCGGCAGGTCCCACCGGGACTGCGGGCATGCCCATGCCCGTGTCTTCCCGCAAGGCCAGTACGGGGGTTTCTTGGGCATACGGTCGGGCCGGGCCAGCGGTGACGGTTCGGGTAGAGGATCCCCACAGCCGTGGACGCGGGTTTCCGATTGCAACTGCCAAGCGATGGTGATCCATCCCTGAGCGGGGTTGTCGACGTAGGGCCAGCGCAGGCCGAGGAGTTCCCCACGGCGGGCGCCCGTCAGGAAACCGGCGGCGATCCGCACCGCATCCGGTTCGTCGCACACCTGGAACGCGGTGTGGATGATGTGCTGCGCCACGTCCGCCGGGAAGCCGTTGCGTTTCTTCTTCCGGTACTCAGGCTTGTCGACCAAGGCGGCCACATTCCTGGTCGCCACACCCTCCGCTACCGCATCGTCCAAGGCTTTCTGGACGATGACATGGACCAGCTCGGCGGTGCGGGAGGCCCCGATCTCGGAGTGCAGGTCCCGCACATGCTGCGGGGTGAGTTTGTCGATGCGTTTCGCGCCGAGGATCGGGTTGATGTGGTTGTGGATGGCGGCCCGGTAGTCGTTGAGGACGCCGGGGCGGACTTTACGTTTGGCGTGGATATTGTCGATCCAGTGCAGCATCCACTTCTCCACAGTTGTGGATGAGGTGGTGGCGATGCGGCCCTCTTCGACGTCGCGGCGGAGTTGTTTGAGTTTGGCCATGGCGGTGTTGCGGTCCACGGAGGACACCCATTTGTAGCGGCGGTTGCCGTTGCGGTCGGGGGGTAGTTCTACTCGCCCCATCCATTTGCCGTCGGCGCGTTGGAAGAACGCTCCGTCTCCGCGGGTTCTGCGTTTCTTAGTTGCCATCGTTTCCCTCCCAGGGGGTCACCCTACGGTTCACCCTACGGTGCTGCGCAGCATTACGCAGAATTGCGCAGTATCGGGGGTCTACCTGCGGGTTTGACAACGTTTCTCCTGGTATGCAGCCTATCAACCGCTGACTCTTAATCAGCGGGTCGGGGGTTCGAAACCCTCACGGCGCACAGGTCAGAGGCCATAAGCCTCAGAGGGGATCACCCTAAAGGTAACCCTATAGGGGTTTTCACTGGTCCTACATGTCGTCGCGCCGTCGTACTCTCTTTTCATAGGGGAGCATGAGGATCCAACTGAGCTTGCTGTGCCTTCGATTGAGCGGTTGAAGCATCTGGAGCGTCGGCGTGACAGCGATCACGGTTCCCAACGATGGCTGAAAGAGGGATGACATGACTGCAGCTACTGACCGCTACGAAGCTGAACGCGACCCGGATCACTCCACCATCGGTGACTCACTCACCGGGAAACCGCCAGGATGCCCCGTCGTTCACGGCGGGGAGGAATGGCGTACGCCACAGGCGTATTGCGTTTACACACTTCAACCTCCTGAGTAAACTTGATCTTGTGAGGACCGCGTACAAGGTCCGGGCCTACCCGGACGCCGAACAAGCCGCCCTGTTGCGGCGCACGTTCGGCTGCGTACGTCTGGTGTGGAACAAGACGCTCGCCGAACGGCAGCAGCGCTACACCACCGAACAAAAATCGACCTCCTACAAGGAGACCGACGCTGCTCTCTCGGAGTGGAAGAAGACCGAGGATCTGGCGTTCCTGTCTGAGGTGTCGTCGGTTCCGTTGCAACAGACGCTGCGGCATCAGCATTCGGCGTTCGCCGCGTTCTTCAAGGGCCTCGCGAAGTACCCGCGTTTCAAGAGCCGCCACGGAAGGCAGTCCGCGCACTTCACCCGCTCCGCATTCCGCATCAAAGACGGCGCTCTGTGGCTGGCGAAAACCGCCACGCCTCTGCGGATCGTGTGGACATGGCCCGGTGTCGATCTGGCTGCGCTCGATCCGACGATGGTGATCGTCTCCCGTGAACCCGATGGCCGTTGGTTCGTCACGTTCGCTGTCGACCAGCCCGATCCCCAACCCCTGCCCGCCACCGGAGAATCGGTGGGCGTGGACCTGGGCATCAAGGACTTCGCTACCTTGTCGACCGGGGAGAAGATCGCCAACCCGCGCCACATGGCCCGCCACGAACGGGGCTTGCGCCGTCAGCAACGCCGACTGTCCCGCATGAAGAAGGGATCGAAGAACCGTGCCCGTCAGCGAGTGAAGGTTGCGCGCAAACACGCTCGCGTCCGGGATGCTCGCCGCGACTTCCTCCACAAGACCAGCACCGAACTCGTACGCAGGTTCGACACCATCGCTGTCGAAGACCTCGCCCCGAAGAACATGGTCGGTAACCGATCGCTCGCCAAGTCGATCAGCGAATGCGGTTGGGGTGAGTTCCGTTCCATGCTCGAATACAAGGCGAAGAAGGCTGGCCGTCGTGTCGCGGTGATCAACCGCTGGTATCCCAGCTCGAAGACCTGTAGCGCGTGCGGGCACCTGCTCGCGACGCTCTCCCTCGGAACACGTCATTGGACGTGCCCCGACTGCGGCACCCGACATGATCGGGACATCAACGCCGCGAAGAACATCCTTGTCGCCGCCGGGCTGGCGGAGACGCAAAACGCCTGCGGAGGCGACGTCAGACCGCATGGGGCATCCCATCGGCAGTCGCCTGTGAAACAGGAACCCTCGCAGGCGACTGCGAGAATCCCCGTCCTTCAGGGCGGGGAGTAGTCAAGGCATGTGCACCGCTTGCGGCTCCATCGAGGTCGCGTTGACGCAGCCCACTGGCAGTCGGAACCTGAGCCACATAGGCGAATCAACCACCTACCCGACCGGCCACGGATGCGAGATGTGCAACTGATGAACACCGATGATCGTTGCGGCCGGTGCGGTCAACCGTTCAAAGACGGGGAGACAGTGATCGACACCCTTCCCCCAGTGCACCACACATGCCCAAACATGGATGAAGAAGCAAGCCGATGAGTGTCCTCGCTTGGTACGAATCACGATTCGACGAGATGCTCGGCAGCGACGAAGAACCCATGCACACAGTGGGGCGCGTGTTGTATTACGCATCGATCGCCACGTGGATAGCGCCGTTCCTCATGGTGGCGTTCGTCCTGATGGACGTGGTTGACGAGTTCATGGACGAGCTGAAGAAACGATGGGAAGAAGCCAATGGCTGACGCTTTGAAACCCGGTTGGTACCTGCGCCGCACCGTGTACGGAACGACTCGGTATATCGGCCCATACCGCACGTGGTTGGGTGCGCGGATACATGCGATCCGCCGGTTCGATTCCGTTCGACGGGTGTACCCAAACTAGACATGAAGAAAGCCGCCCCCTTGCACCGGAGAGTGTGCAAGGGGGCGGCTGCCTTCACAATCCGAAGATTAAGCCAGGACGTAAACCAGCAGCGCGACGATCATCCCCGCCACGACCGCCAGCCACACCGACCGCCACAACTCCAACTGCGGATCACTCACCAGACGACTCATCCCAATAACGGTTCACCAAACCATCGGTGACATACCCCGCCTGACCTATAGGTGTGATCACAGTCGTAGCACCCAGGTCCATGCGGTCGCCGTCGATGCGTTCCAACCCGACGACCACCACATAGTGGGCCACCTGCCAACCGTCTCCCATCGCGTCCAGGCTGGCTTGGATCGCGCCGCGAACAGGGTCAGCAGACATCACGACGAACCCACGCCTTGATCACGTCCCACAGGAATCCCACCGTCACACTGTGGTCCAGAAACGTGCACACTCGAACGTTCACGTCACACCCCTCTCACAGCGCTCATGCGTTCCGGCTCGATGGACAGTCGTGAATGCGCCCCGCAGTTGGTGCAGCGGCGCATCGTGTACGTCAACACATTCGCCACGTACCGCCGCGGGATCACCACAGTTTCACCACCGCACCGGTTACACACCATCAGCTTGTCCTCGCCGTCAACGAACAGTGCGGGATGGTTTTTGATGTGCGGACGCAGGAAGTCGTACAACCCCTGCGTGGCTACCACATCGCCAGCGCAGTACGACACCAAGCGTTCCCGATCCTCAACGCTCTTCCCTGTCACGGCACGTTCCATCGCGCCCCGGTCGTAGCGGTCAGTTTTGGCGGGCAGGCCAACGATCTGACAGAACGCGTCCAAACCTTTGAATGGGGCACCGGATTTGAACTCGCGGCGTAACACCTTCAACGTGTCAACGGTTTTGAACGGAGGCAGCGGAGGTAACCCGGCCTCCAAATGCAGATCACCCTTCAGCCACGGCACGTCAGCTTCGTCGATGTAGTGCCCGACAACGATATCCGCTTGGGATAGCAGGTTGTGGACGCGCCGCAGGAACCGTTTGCGTCCACCTTTGTCCCATTCGGCGAGCTGGATAACCTCGGGCTGGTCATACCACTTGGCGCACACAATCGTGGTGCGCGGCATGCGGGTCACCGTCTCGTACTGCACGTACCGGTTCTTCAGGTCTCCCCTGCCCCACCAGTATTGTTCGGTGATTCCGGGGAGCCGTTCAACGTCGAGGATCAGGATTTTGTTGCGCACACCTTCGGCGATGCGCACCTGGCGAAGGTCGCTAGTCAGCGACATGATGGTTCCTCGCGTGGTGCCGCCACGCTTGCGCGTTCATGTCTGGCATACCGTGTTTGACGAGGACCCGCAACACATCGGTGAACCTGACGTCGCCGCGTTTCGCGGACTCCAACGAGGATTTGATCTCTGCACGTTCCTGCTTCGACCGGGCACCAACCCAATCACATGCTGGGCAGGTTCGGGGCTCCAAACCTGCAAGATCGGCCAAGAGTGACATTCGGTGTTCCCTTTCCCGGTGTTTCACCGGTCGCGTCGCTTGTCGCCTTCGATGCGTTCGAGGCGTTCGGTTCGCAGCTCCTCCCTCAACCCTCCGATGTCCCGTTGAATCTGTTTGAAGCCGTCGCGCACCAAATCGCGTATCTCGTCGAGGTCGTCGCGCATGTTGGTGTCATGGGTGTTGACGGTCTGCTCGTGAATCTCATCGGTTTTCGCGTCGATCTGTCGGGCACGTTCCCGGCCCTTGCGTTGCCCTCGAACAGTGAGGACACCGACAATTCCCGTTCCGATCGCTGCGATCGTGGAAGGTAAACCGATGATGAGCAGTCCTATCAGGTCGATACCATCTTCGGGCTGGTACGCGGCATCCATTGCTTCGCGCACCGATTCCCAGATCATGCGGCGGTGACCGCTCTAGTGGCCGACGCCGTTCCGGGGTTGCCGCGGCGTTCGGCGCCGATAGACATCAGCAGTGATACGACGGCCGCGCCGCCGGACACGGACAGCACCGATATCCAGTCGGTGGTCATCAGGTCGACTGCCCCGGCGCCGAGTGTGGCGATCGCGGTTTGGGCGAATGTGCGTATGGCCCGCTCGGCGGCGTCGATCCAGAATGAACGTGTCAGCATGGTGCCTCCTATGTGCGTAGGTAGTCGATGGCGGGCTGGGGGTTGTAGTCCACGTGCGGGCCGGTGCGTTTCGCGAAGAACATGCCGGCGTCGAGGATCGCTTTGGTGATCGCGATCGTCTCCGGTAGCGGGGCCTGCACAAGTTCGATTACTTGGGCGAGTAGCGAATCGGGTCCGGTGAACAGGTCCAGGTCGCGCACGATCTGCCAGATGGCGTTGCGGACCTCTTGTGTGTCGCCCGGTTCGGTGCACGCGTACAAGTCGCCCTGGTGTGCGTAGTCGCGCCACCACGGCGGGGTGTCACGCATACCGTTCGATGAGACGCCCTGAGTGTTCGATGGGGCCATTGGGGAGCCGCCGTGATCAGCCCACACGTGACCGAGTTCGCGGTTCGGGTTGCCCCACGTCACGGCTTTCTCGATGTGCGGCTTCATCCAATGCAGGGAGCCGGTTTCGGGTGCGATGTGGTTCATCCACAGTTCGGAAACCACTACCGCGCCTTGGGAGTAGCCCGCTAGCGCGGCACCGTGGGTTTCGATGCGTTCGCGCCACCGGTTAGCCTGGTTGTGAGCTTCAGTGATAGCGGCAGCGATGGATTTGCCCATCGGGAACGGGGCCGCGGGGTAGCCGACGGGCTGCCACAGGTATTTGTCTTCGACGGCGCGGGCGGTGTCGGCGTCGGGGCCGATCCACCAGGGAACACCGGTGCCGCACACGGTGATCAGCACGGGACGGGTATCCACGACGGGGCGCGGTAGGTAGCCCATGACGTACTTGGTTTCGGCCCCTACAATCCCCGGGATGTAGAGCCCGTCGCGCAACAGTCCTGCCGCGTTGTAGCGGGACTGCATTTCAGCGACCGCGGCGGTCATCTGCTCGTCGTAGAGCGGGGTGTCGGTGAGATGCCCAGCGTAGGAGGCGAACTTTTTCCGCATGAACGTCTTGATCCGGCGGATTTCCTCGGACGAATCACCCAACCCGAGGCCCACATACTGCCCGTCGATGCGCATCAGGACTTGCCCTTGACGTCGTAGCAGCCTTCGATGCCGAGCTTCGCGCCGATCGCCGCCACGGCGTCAACGAGGGTGCGGTGTCCGAGCTGCGGCCACAGGATGCGCAGCTGATCCCACACCTCTTTGTCGTAGTCGGGCGGCAAGGCCGGGCCAGGCTGCGGTGCCGACGGCTGCTCACCGGGGAACACGAACCCGTCCAGGTCTTTCTGGACTTCGCCGCGGAACCAGTTCATGTCGAGGTTGCCGGGGTCCCACTTTCCCTGTGTGGCACCGGCCCATTCCTTATGGCCGATGACGTGCTTGGAGTCATGGCCGAGTCGTTTCAGCACCGCCGCGGTGGCGTCGCGCATGGTGATGATCTGGGCGTCGGGCCAGCGCTGCGCGGGATCGAACGAGCCGTCGGGGCGGATGGTGGGCCAGGCGCACTCGAAGCCAATGAGCCGCTGATTGCCGTTGTTGGTGCCGACGCCGGGATACGAGCCGGTCCCAGCGTGGTTGCATGGGCCGACGGCGATCAGGTGGCATTTCCCGTCGGGGGTGATGAGGCATTGCGATAGTGGGCCTCTCAGGTCGGGGCGGCCGTCACGGATTCCGGCGACGGTTTCTCGGTCGTTGCCGGTGTGGTGGATCATGACGCCCCAGATGTCGCCCATTACGCCGCCGGTCCCGCGTTCTTTCCAGTCGGCCTGGGCGACTACGAGTCGGTCGCCGAGGGCTTCTCGTAGAACGTCTTCAAGCCATACGGGGTCACCAGTCCATGTCACGGCTGTTCCTCCTGTGGTCTGCCAGTACTTGTCGAGGTAGGGCGTCACGGTGGCGATCCGCGACTTAATTTCGGTGAGGTAGGCGCGGCGGCCGTTGGCGTACCAATAGTCAGCGCTGGGCCAGTTCGGGGCCTGCTGCATCCAGCAGATGTTCAGCCATATATCGGTGCTGGCACCGGGTTTGGCGCGCCACACGTCGAGCTTGTCGAAGAAGCCTTTGATTTGGGCTGCGGCACCGTCGAAGCGGTGTGGGTAGGAGCCGTCCTGCTGGGCAATGCCGTAGGTGGTGTGGGTCGGGTCCCAGATGTCGTCGTTCCAGCCGGACTCTTGGTAGAAGGTGGACATGACCGCCAGGCATTCGCTGCGGGTGTATCCGCGCGCCTTGGCTTCGGCGATGGTGATTTGGGCGACTTGATCTTTCGTGGTCACCGTTTGCTCCCGAGGATTCCGCCGAGGACGGGGATGGAGCGCAGCGCGCCGTCGATGATGTCCATGACTTGCGCTGGCAGGTTGGTCAGGTCGGGGAGTTTCGCGACGATCTGGTCGTCCAAGTTGGACAGGTCGGGCAGGTTCTCGGTGATCCTGTCGGCGATGCGGTCGGCGATCCTGTCGGCGAGCGGTCCGAACAGTTTGAGCAGGATGATTCCGAGACGGTCCATGTCGGGGGTCCTTTCATGCAGAAACCCCGCGCACCTCGTGGTGGCGGGGTTTCTGTGGGGGGTTGTTCAGATGTAGAAGAGGGTGTCGCGTTCGATGAAGAAGTCGATCGCTGGATGTCCTGTGGCGAACATCCACGAGATGAGTCCGGTGAGGGCGACACCGCCGAGGAGTCCGGTTCCGATCGCCCCCGCTACTCGTTTGGTCATGACAGTCTCCTGACCGTGACGCGGGAGGTGTCGATGAGGTGTTTGCGGCCTTGGTCGTCAGCTACGGTGAGGACGGTTCCTGCGGTGAAGAGGACGGTGGCGTTCCAGCCGGCGGGTCCGCGGGATTGAACGTGGATCTTCATGGCCGGTCACCAGGTGTCGGTGGTCTCGACGTGGTGGCGGCCGCCGCCGCAGTGTCGCACGCACTTGTAGATGTGTTTGGTGCCGTCCATCTTGGGTGTGCCGTCGGGGTTTTTGGCGTAGGTCCAGTCGGCGCTTGCTCCGCCGGGTCCGGTGGCGCAGGCGTGCTTGTAGATTTTGCCGTGTCCGGTGCCGTGGTTGTCGCAGTGTTTGGGTGCGGCGTCTGCGACTGCGGGGGTGAGGAGTGCGAGGGCGAGGGCGGCTGTGATGGTTGCGATGGTGTTGCGTAGCATGGGTTGGCCTCCTGTTGGGGGTGGGCCGCCTGGCGGGGTTGGTTTCTCAGGCCTATCGCCCCGCCGGGCGGTGTCTCAAGTTGATGAACGTGAGTCTAACCGCGTTTGACCACGTGCACAAGTGTTTCTTTGAGATACACTCCTAGATGTGACAATCATCGACCGTATGATCGCCAACCGGCAGAAACGCGCAGCGACTATCGCCGAGCTTGATGCCGAACTGGCTGCCCTCGTCTATGAGGCGATGACTGTCCACGGCATCACGTGGCATGACATTGGCCGCGCCCTGAAGATTTCCAAGCAGCGTGTGTATCAACTCCGCGCTGCTGGTGACCCGAACCGTTAGCGGGGTTATTCCCACTCGACCAGGACGTAGCCGTCACCGCCGCTACCTGCGTTTGATCCGCCCGCGATTGTGCTTCCGGCGGTCCCCCCGCCGCCGTTCCCCGCGGGGCCGGAGCTGGTTCCGTTGCTGCCGCTGCTGATGCTGTTGTCGTTGGACAGGAGGCCTCCAGCACCCCGACCGCCAGCGCCTGAACCGTCCGTCCGGCTTTGCCCGCTAGTCGGGTTACTACCGCCGTTGCCGCCTTTGCCTCCTGTATAGCCCGTTGCGGATACGCCGGAGACGCTGGTTGTACCGCCGGCCCCGCCGCTTCCGCTGGCCGACGAGCTAGTTCCCCCCGCGCCTGCTGCCCCTCCGCTAGCCGTCAGGGAAACGCTGCCGGACGAGAACACAGTCGAGCCGCCGGGCGTGCCGTTATTGCCGCCGGACGTGCCTACCGCCCGCGCTCCACCGGCACCGCCGAGGCCCCGGATGAGGGTAAACGTCGAGCCGAGAGACGCGCGTGGAATCCAGACGCGGCCGATGTAGCCACCGCCACCACCACCGCCGCCGCCGTAGCGGTAGCCGGAGTTGGCTCTGCGGCCGGAGCCGCCGCCGCCGCCCGCACCGCCGAGGGTGACCCAGCAACCGGATGCGCCCTCGGGTACCGGCTCGTCGATCAGATCCTCGTAGCCGGGGTCTTCGCTGGAGATGCTGAACGGTTCAAACGACGGCCACACCTTGTCAAAGCTGGTCCCGTTCCACGTGTACAACTCGGGGTCGACGAACGCCGACCCGTTCCACACCTTGAAGCTCGACGGGTCCACGAACGCAGTGCCGTTCCAAACTTTCACGGCACCACCACATACAACACACCAGCCGTGCCAGTACCGGGAAGGGTGGTGCCCATCCACATGCCCTCAGCGGTCCCAGACTTCTGCACCGACCCGTCCGCTTTGGTGAGCGATGCTTGCACACCAGTCGACATTTTCGACGCCGCGATCGCCGCGGACGGGCTGACGTGGGTGTTGGTGATCGACCCGGATGCAATCTTCGCTGACGACACCGAACCATCGAGTGGTGTGCGTTGATCTGACAGGCGCGAATCGTTACCCACACACACCGTCGAGCCCGAGTTGCCGAGCGGGATACGGGCAATGTCCAGCGTGCCGGACGTGATGGATGATGCCGCGTGGGTGTGCGACGTGGCAGCCTTCCCATCCAACTGGGTTTGAACGTTCGAGGTCACGCCATCGAGCGTGTTCAGCTCGCCAGTCGAAACCGTCGCACCGGCCAGCACATTCACCTCACCGGCCGTCGCCACCACATCCGTGACATCCGCCAACACATGCGTGTGCTCACTGTCCGCCTTGCTTTCGGCGAGAGTGTGGGCGTCGGCGATGCCGTCCTCCATGTGGTTCAACGCCCCCGCCGACAACGGCGTCTCCGTTGACGGCGCGTTCTGCCACACCTGCTTGTCGTAAGCCATGAGAACCCCCTTCTAGGGCTGGTCCCTCAACCCGTGCGGCACCAGGCACGAATACCCGTCACCCGGAAGCACTTCCAACGCCATGTTGATCATGGCCGTGATCGCGTCCGACCGGGACTCCACATCCACATCGGCCGCGCCATCAGCCGTGACTTTCCAGCCCGTTTCGGTACGCGCGCCCTGCGTGATCAGGACTCCCTCGTTGTCGAACAGGCCCATCAGGTCGTTGCCGAATACGACGATCTGGTGATCGGTCTTGATCCGCATTACGCGACCCCTCCCATTGCGATAATCGTTAGCAGCGCCACAAGTCCCACCACGTGTATTGCTGTGATTGCGGCGAAGAAGGTTGGCGAAGACAGCCAGTCTGGCCAAGTTGACGGATGCCGAAAGATGAATGGCGCCCGCATCAAGCGACCACGCGAGGTGTGACGTCGATGCTCGCACCAGTCCCGGACACCTCGACGTTGCCGTCGTCGAACGCCGCCGAACCCACAAACGTGCCACCCGACGCCGCCGACCAAATACCGCCTTCAACGTAGGTGCCGGCGGCGACGGGGATGGTCACTTCGTCGCCCGTGTTCGTGCCACTCGACCCGCTCGTCCACGACGTGGCCTGACGGGCGTAACCGCCGCCCGTCGCCTCGTTCGTGCCCGTCGTGCCAGCCGCACCCGTATGCACACTGATGTACGAACCTAACGCCGCGATCGCATCCGAGGCGGCCTTGTGTGTTGCATTGGGAATGCCCATGATCCCGCTTCCTTTCCAGAACTTTATATTGGTGACAGAGCGACAGAGATGCCGCTCCACGGATTCGAACCGGACGATGTTGCACTCACGGTGCCGCTCGCCGAAGCTGTACTCAAAGCCACCTGCGTGCGAGACAAATCCGACTGTACGAGCGACCTGTTCGTCATGCCCGAGTAGGACGTCCACGACGAAACAGACCCGGTAGACCCGTTACCAGCAGCAAGCACGTGGATGACCAGACCACCCGCCGGAACGGTCACGGCCTGCGACGGGGATGCTCCAGAACCGTACGCGGTGGCCGTGCTGACGGACCCGACATGCGTCGCGGATATCACGTTCGCAGCCCCATACATTGAGCCGCTGTGTGTGATGGCAACCGACTTGGCTGATCCGCTGCCCGCCGCGGCGAGCCTCCACACCGACGCCGAGCCCCTGGTGGCGTCGTTGTTGTGGGAGACGATCGCCAACTGGGTCATCGCGACACCGCCGTAAGTGATGCCGGTGATCGATGGCTCCGAGCGGTCCCATGACACCGCCACGAAAACGTCCGCGCCTGCCGCTGCGGTGAAGTTGAACGTCTCTGTCTGCGTACCGCCGAAGCTGGTCCACACCACACCAGTGGCGCCGACAGCGTTGTACGCCACCGGATCAACACCGTTGTTGCCGACAGCGTCCATCCCCATGGTCGGCGTGACAGACACGCCGAACGTGCGGGCATACCGCTCCACTGCCGACATGCCGACCTGCGGCGTGATCTCCACGTCGAACACCGACGCGTACCGCTCCGACGCCGACATTCCCACCGACGGGGAAACGCTCACCTCGAACTCGCGGGTATACCGCACGCCCGCAGACCCGAAACCGACTGTCGGGGTGAGGGTCATCCCAAACCCTGGGCGCTGACTGCGCGGCGTCGGGAACAGCGACGTCGAGGGGAACAGCTCTTCGGACGGGAACAGCGGTGTGAACCCGCCAGGTTCACGCATCGCAATGTAGGGGTTCAATGCCAACCCGAATGAGGCGACACTCTTCCCGCCGCCGCTCATCCCCACCGCGGTTGGCAGCACCAAACCGAATGTGGCGGTGTTGCGTGCCACCGCCGACATGCCCAGCTCGGGAGTGAGGACCACGCCGAACTCCTGGGATGGCCCACCATAAGTGAACCCGACCTCCGGGTCGATGGTCACACCGAAGTGGGCGTGGACCTCGGCCCACCAGCCCGCCATCAGCCCGCCCCGATTTGCAGGTTCACCGCCAACGCCGACCACTTATTGCTCTGCGTCGACGTCGCATTCACCGTTCCCGTGTTCGTGGTGGTGTTCACACACAACAGCGGGTTCGTGCCCTCCTGCTTTGCCCGCACACGCGCACCCACAACCGACGTCAAATCGTAAGACGGGCCACCGCCACCACCAGCGCCGAACGCCTGCAAAGTCACACTGCCAGTAGGAACCGTCACCGCCTGCGAATGCGCAGTCCCGTTACCGAACGCAGCATCAGCCTCACCAACCGACACCACATTCTTGAACGAGATCGCGTAAGCGCTCACCCATCCCGGCCCCTTCACCTTCACAGTCTTCGCGGACCCGGAACCAGCATTGTCCATGCGGTAAATCGCCAACCCACCGTTCGAAGCACTGTCATTGTGATACACCGACCCGACCAGTGCGCCGCCACCCTCGGCGTACGTGACCGACGGAGCAGAACCCGAACGGTCCCACGACATCACCACAAACACTGTCGACCCGGCAGACGCCGTGAACGACTTGCTTGCACTGCCAAACCCGGACAACGGGTCCGACACAGCATCGAAACCCAAATCCACCGGGGCCGGAGGAACCGGCCAGTTCTGGTCATTCGTGATCGTGCCCGGATACAGCGTCTCAGCCAGCCGAACCCAGATTCGGGTCTGCGCCGCCAAGATCGGGTCGGTGGTGTTGATGTTCTCGTGAACCGCGATCGTTGCCCCGGAGTCGCGCTCGAAGAACACTGACGCCTCCCAGCCACCCGAGAATGCCCCTGGATGCCCGTACCACGTCCCGAAATTCTCCATCCCGTACCCGTAGTAGTAATCGGTCGGAATGTAGTAGCCCTTCGCGAACTTGCCCCACCCGCTCGGGTACCTCCAATAGGTGCGCATCCAAACATCGTGCGACTCTTCACTTATCAACTCGCCATCGCGGATGGCCTGAATGAACTTTGTGTAGTCGTTGATGTTCGTGGACAGCGCCCCGGCACTGTTCAGGAAGTTGGGGTTGATGTTGTCGGATCGCGTTGTGGGCGGCGGACATGGACCGGTCGGCGGCCACTGCGTTTCGGTCAATCCCAAGGGTTCGATGATGTCTTCGGTGATAATCTGTTTGATCGTGCGGTGCTCGGGGTCGACCTTCTCCAGCACCATGCCGATCAACGAGAAGTTGGAGTTGGTGTACGCGTAGTCGGTTCCGGGATAGAATTTCGGCTTGCCCTTCATGGTCGACAAGAAATCTTCTGCACCCTTCCACGGCCACGTTGGGAACAGGGTGTAGAAGATGGTGTTCGTACCAGCCGTGTACTCGGCGATCCCCGACCGCATCGATAGCATGTTCGCCATCGTGATCACCGTGCCGTTTGGGATACCCGGAACATACTGCTCGAGTGTGTCCTCCAGGGTGATTAGACCCTTGTCGACCGCTTGGAAGAACGCCACGACCGTGAACATCTTCGTCGAACTGCCCATGCGGAAATGGTCATCCAGCGTCAGCGGGCGAGCGGTGCTGCCCACCGACGTTCCATACGCCTTTGCGTAGCTGCCGCGCGGGCCGGTGATCTGCACGATGACCCCCGGCTGGCCGGACTCCGCGCGGGACTCCTCAACGATCTGATCCACCATCGCCTGATCCGCCGGCGACAACAGGTCGCCCTCTTCGTGTGCGGGGGTGGTGAACTCGAACACATCCGACGGATCGGAGATCCAGCCGGCATTGTCGATGGTTTGAACATAGAACTCGTACGTCGTGTTGGACTGAAGCCCGCTATGCGCCAGCGGGGGAAGAACCGGCTCGGAATTCAACTGAATGAAATCTCCGCCGGCATCTTTTTCTCTGGCGTAAACGAAGTAGCCTTGAATTGTCATTCGTCCGTCGCCCCCGACCAGGTGATAGTGAGTGAACTGAAAGTCGCCTCAGCAAGCTCGATCAGCGTGGGTGCCGTGGGTGGTGTCAGATCGGGATCCGGTTCGGGCAGCGGATCTGGGCGCAGATACACCCAGCCGCCGCCGGGGCCACCGTTACCGCCAGGCTGGAAGGCTGCGATAGAACCGCGGCCACCGTTACCGCCACCACCCGGCGACGTTCCCTTACCGCCCATGACCTTCTGGTCACCACCGCCGACATACTCTTGCCCGTTGAACACGAACGCGGCCGGCCCCCGCCCGACAGGGTTGGTGAGGAACCCGGCGCTCGTCCCAGCGGCGCCACCGCTCGCGGTGATGGATCGGGTCGGCCCGCCCGGTGTGGTGATCGTGATGACCGTGTCACCACCAGGAGAACCGTCACCCGTCCCCCCAATACCACCGGCGCCGGGAGTAAAAGTGATGATCGCGTTGTCGCCGAAGTCCTCACCACGAACCCAGATCGTCGCGTTGAACTGCCCCGGCTGCCCCGGTGCACCGTTGACACCCAGGGCGATCCCCTGACGGGCACCGCCACCGGCACCCAACGCGACCGGATCAATGTAGTTGACCCACTTCGCCACCGGAATGGTTGTCGACTCGGTCCCCAGGTAGCGTTTCTCCGGGTCGTGCTGATCACCGATCACACCGGTATCGACAGCGATACCCACCCACGGCACATTGTCCGACCACACAATCTGATTCCGCGGAATCGACGACGGCGGCGACGACGGGCTACTGGTGTTGTTGCGGGTCGATGCGCGTTTCGAAATCGGTGCTGTCGGATGCAACGGGAACTCATCGACCCGGCCCCGAATCTGATGCGTCCCGCCGACCGGCACAAACTCGTAACCCAGCAGGTCACTCGCCTCCGCCGCGATCACCTCGTCCTGAGGCAACTCGTACTGCAGATACGCACCCACATCAGGATCCGCGCTACCCGCATCAGCAATGACACTGAGGATGTTGTCCGATGAGTGGATCAACGCGGGAACACCAGTCGCGGTGTTCATCTTCCACACGTGCACATAAAACTCGGTGATCCCCTCTACGCCGTAGCCCATCCACGAGATCGCACCGATCGGCATGGACTCCTCGATGTAGTCCCACGCGATCAACGAAGCGGACTGTGTCGCAGACACCATGCCGGTGATCTCCGACAAGTTCATGTTGGAACGTTCAGACGGCCCCAACCCGCCAGCCGCAGGCTTGTTGGTGCGGATGCCCTGAATGATCCACGCGAAATCACCCCGGCTCGCCCGTGACGAGATCTCCCGAAGAATGTTGAACAGGTCAGCCAAACCCGCCCCGCCACCAACAACCCCAACCAGGCCACCAACAATGTTGTTGACGATCTCCTCAATCGTCTCCAGCAGGTTTCCCGGCCCCAGCATGCCAATGATGTTGGCGGGGTTGATGTTCTGCAACGCGTCGAACAAATCCTCAAGCGTGCTGCCCACCACCGAGATGCCACCACGGATCGCGTTCACTACCGTGTCGATCACCAACTGCACGTTTTGACTGATCGACTGGAGCAGGTCCGACAGGCCCTCCACCCACTCAGGGCGGATCGTGCCCGTTTGCTTCACCGTGGCATCGTCAAACCACACAGTCCCCGCCGTGGCACGCTCGTCCACGACAAGGCGGATCTGCATACCCGTGACATCTTCAGGCACCGTGTACTGGCCAGACATCAAGGTCCAGTCCGAATCCTGGGCCTGCGGCGTGTGAGTGACAATAGAAACGGGCTGCTGAGCCACCCCGTCAATGAACGGCACCACATCGAGCCGGATCGGATCGCCAGACCCCGAGTAATCCTCGTAGCTGACGTAAATCGACACATCAACCGACTGGCCCGCACCCACAGCTAAAACGTCGGAGGGCTCCTCCCCCGAACGCAAAGCGTGCAGCTTGCCGTTTGCGATAACCCGCACCGCGGCCGTGCCGTCGCTCGAATGCGACTTGTCAGGGTCGACAACCCACTCCGACCCTGAATCCACGGAATCGGCAGCAAACTTCGGCGCCGACAACAGGTTCGGCGTCTGCGCCGTGATCGCACCGATAGGCAGGAACGTCAACAACCGCGGCAAGACATTCCGCAGCGGGGCCAAGATAATGTTCACCAACTGGGCCGCCGCCTGAAGCGGGTTGAAGCTCGGATTGTTGAAGTCGATAGACCGGAAGAAGTTGCGGATATTGTCGAAGAATTGTGTTAGTTCCTCGATCCCGCCGCCAACCAAACCGGTGATCGCCTCGATTATGTCGCCGAGGATCGGGATGTTCAACGCCCAGTCGCGCAGCTGGTCGAACGACGCCTCCCCAGGGATGAACACCCCAGCTACCGCGCGCACCACCCACGCCAAAAACTGTTCAATGAACTGCTCACCAATCTCAAGCAGCTGCTGAACAGTGAACGGACGCTGCCACTGCAACGCCGACTGCTCCGGGTGAATACCCGGCTCCGACGGAACCGCATGCGCCCACTTAGGCAGCGGATCAAACGAATCAGTCATGACAGCGGAAGAACCTCAACCGAAAACATCGACGTGGAAGCGGAAGTCGTGTACGTCACCGAACCTGCTTGCCGTTCACACCGGAAATAGATCGTCGCCGGTGTACCGGCCGCCACACGGTCAAACCCATCCGATGAGCCCGCCGCAGGTCCCGAAACAAGCGTCAGCCGCTCCGATTGCGCCACACCGGGGCACCGGCCGATCACGTTGCCGCCAGTCTCACCGTTCAACCGGGCCACCAAATCAACCCGAACATCGGCTCCCTCACCGGTGACGACCGTGTAGCCCTGCACGCGCGGCCGCCAATCGAACGGCTGCGCCGGGATCGACACCTGGGCCAGAGTCGAGTTCGCATTGCCCGAGGCGGTGTTGTTGATCGACGCCGGAACATACCGGTCCCCCACACGTTGCGCCGCCAACACGAACCCGTCAGCGGTCGAGTTCACCACCGGCACCTGCCCCGCGACTGGGGACGGGTCCACATCCGTTGGGTCCCACACCGCCTCACCATCCGCGCCCTTCGCACCCGCGTGCAGGGCGAGGTTCAACCGGTACACGCCAGGCGTGGAAGTGGACGGCGGTGTGATCTCGGTGAACGACGCTTCCGCCGGGGTTGGGTCGTCCGGGTCCAGCTCCGTCAGGTTCACTGTCGTATCGAACGTGGCGGGAACACCCGGTTCGCCCTTCTCGATCGCGGGCACGCCAACACCGATACCGCCCTGCGGCCGCAACTGGAGGATCGCCGCGCCAGCAGTCGGATCGACAGGAATCTCCACGATTCCCTCAAACAAGTAATGAGTCCCAGCGGGGTTCAAAGGCCACGACATTAGGGCACGCTCCATTCAATGTTGGGCGAGTTGCAGAAGAAATAGGATTGGGGACGCTATCCCTGCGGTGACAGTGTGAGCACCGACAACGTTTCAAAAATCCCCGTGATGAACCGCTGATGCTTCGCCAACGGGGCCTCCGACTTACGGCCATCCCCCATTTGCAGAAGAACCTTCCGCTCATCCTGGGTAACCCGCCACATCACATTCTCGATGTAGTCAGTCACCATGCGGGTACGAGACATGAACACCAACGACATCAGGCCGCCACGAAACACGTCACGCCCCAACGCATACTGGGCACCGTTGCGGAACTGCACCGTCGCCGTCGTCTTACCCTGCGAATCAAACAAAGCGTTGATGAATGCAAAGACTGTCTCGATGTTGTACGGCGCTGAGGCTGTCGGATAGAACCGCTCGATCGCCGGATGGTACGGGCCAACTTCGTCACGGCGGTCGTAGTGTTGAATCAACTGGAACGCCAGGAAGCTGTTGTTCAGGAACCCCGACAGCAGATCGGACGGTATGCCGGTGAATCCGACGACGATCATCAGCGAGTCGATCAGCCATGCGAAGGTGGCATTCATCAGGTCGTTCAACCACTTTGGGGAACGCCCACCAATGATGTGCTGCCAACCCTCGGGGGTGTGGTCAGTGATCGTGCATGCATCGATGCCGGTGTCCTCACCCGGCTCGGGGGCCACGAAATAGGCGTATGGCTGCTCGAAATCCACACCCAACGCGGGCGCATAGAACACGCCGTCCATGCCGGGAACCTGCTTGATGACAGGTTTGAAGATGTCCCCCAGCGACCCGCCAAGGTCAATCGTGGTGCGCAGCACCGAATCGAGCACGGTTTTCGTCGGGCCAGTGATCTGCGACCGGTCCACTGTGGAAAACACGTAGGTAGGCTGGTCCAGGTTCGCCCACCTGTCAGGCTGCGGATCACCCGGCAGCCACAAATCCATGCGAGTATCCACACCGTACGACTGGGTAACGTCCTTGATGACGGCCTGAACGGTTTCCATCCGCACTGTCCGCGCGACCATCGGCGACGTGTCCAACAACGGATTGGTGCGTGACACATACACCGGGGTTCGCAGCATGCGGGTAAACGCCTGCACCGACAACCCATCACGCGACAACGCCTGCAACACAGTGCCGAACCATGCCCGGATATCCGGGTTCAACGACAAGCCGTTGTTGATGAACTCCAGCCACCCGGACTGCAACCGCAGAGCGCATTCTGCGACCATGTTCTCAACGACGGTTTGCAACGCCCACACGAACACCGCGTGTGAGAACGGCTGTGCCTGAATCGGCAGCCACCACGACGGCCAAATCACGTAGTAGTTGAGGATGTCGCGGATACCGCGCAGTTCAGCGGTGCCGGTCCATGCGCTGTCGCGGTACTCGTAGGTGTGGTTCTTCGTGTAGAACGCATACCGCAAACCGGCTGTCTCGACGATGACACCGACCATCGTCTTTTTGCAGTCCATGAACAAAGGGATGAGGGGACTGTTCCCTTTGAGGACGATCCGGCCGGTTTCAACATCGTTGCGCGGGTCAGCACCCGACGCCTCGATCAGGTCGCCACCGACAGCGCCCATCGGCTGCCAGAATTTGTCGCACACCGTGAACCGGAACGACGTGTCTACCTTCGATTTGCGTTCTGTCAACGCCCGCGCGGTTCGTGCGATCCTGTTGGGGTCGCCGGACTGGAGGGCGGATTGCCATGCGGCGGTTTCGCGTTCAAACTTCGACAACCGTCATCCCCTCCTTTCCGGGCATCACCAATTCACCCCACGAGCCAGAAAAACCACGGGGCTGTCAAACAGCAGTCGGTGAACTACATTGGGTAGCGGCGCAACGGAGTCCCCGAAAGAATTACCTTCGAGTCAGCGTTGCCACCAACAATTTCTGTCTTCACGAAAAATTGCTGCGCCGGTTCGCCAGGCGACTTCGCGGGGATCGCCGCGTTCTCACTGAACCGCCCCGACAGGTACTTGTAGAAGTTGCCCTGCGGCGGAACAATCCCGAACATTGAACCGATCTGATCGGTGAACGCGTTCTGCTCAGAGAAGAACGACAACAACGACTTCACGGCCTGTTGGAAGATGTTCAGCTCCTGCGGCGACGGCGGCACAGACGTCAAATCCTGCACAAGAGTCGTCTGTGAGCGCGGGTCGGTACGTAGGAACACAATCTGATTCGGCAGCAGCGGACCGAACTCCACATACTCATCCGCACCCGGGCCGTCGTACAACCGGAACGTGCCCGGACCGAACAGAGTGGCATCCCAATACATCGGCTGGTCACCAACATTGACCATCGGCACAAAACCTGATTGGGTGACGTTCGCGTTGTCGCCGGCGGATATCTTCCGCACCGGGGCTGGTGTTGCCTGGGTGATCAACGCGCCACCGGCCTGCATACCGAACCCGATTCCCCGATAGTCCGGCCCGAGTTCACTACCGGTGCCGGTTTCCTTGTGCGACAGGATCGGCAACCCATTGCGCAGCACCTTGAACGTGCGGGGATTACCCTCATACCCGGCAACCAGGGTGAACTTTTCCCCGATCAGCGGGGCCACCAGCAGCGGCCGTTGGAACATCACTGTCTGCGAGAAGTTGTTGAACCTCGACAGTTTGATCCAGTTGCCCTGCACCCGCATGCGGACACCGTTACCGTCCCAGTCTCCGTTGCTGTCGCGGCCCATGCGAGCCCACAGGTCGTTCGCCCCACTATCAGGCAGGCTCCACTCTTGGAACCCTCCGAGCACCATCGACACAACCTGGTTGTCGGTGTCTGTGTCGAAGTCTTTGTACGGGCCGCACACCACTTCTCGGGTTTCGGTGGTCAGAGGATCATCCGGATCGTCCCGCCACCTCGCCTGGTCACCATTGGCGTAGATGTATCCGCCGCCGTCACCCTCGTAGTACAGCGGCCAATCCGCGCCGAGGTCCTGACTGCTCGTGGTGTCGTAGTTGAACGTGTCGGTCATCGACTCGTAGTCGAACTGGAAACTCGCCGTGTAGTCGTAGGTACGCCAGAACCCCGAATCGGCCCGCAGGCGCAAACTTTCACGCTGCCGCTTCCCGATCTCCAGCGGTGCTTGCGGCGCGCCTTGGAACCACCTGACCGGCGCCCACCAGTGCCCCATGTCGTGGGTGAGGAAGTTCAACGTCGATTCCTGCTTCGCGTCGATCGACGCGACCAGATCGCGGTAGACCCTGCGCGTCCACTTCGGCGACCGGCCACGGCATTCCACCCCGACCTCGACCTCGATCGGGTCGTAGAGCGCATCAATATTGGTGATTCCGTCCTCGGTGGCGCCCTTCTGGTCGATGTGCTTCCACGGCGGGATCAACCCCTTGAGTGATGTGAGGTGCACCATCTCCGGGGCTACAACCCGGTCAGGGACCGCCATCCCGCCCATCATGTGGAAAGTGATCGACTCGTCGTAGGCGTCGAGCCACATCATCGGCTTTTCACCCTTGGCGAGGTCATACCATCCGTGCGGGGTTACACCAGTGGCGGGGTAATGCTTCTTAGCCATTTACCCTCCCGGCATGACGTACTGGTTTTGCAGGTGATACGCGATGTCGCGGCCTGTTCCGTCTTCGGTGGCGCGCTGGTTGTTGACCGTGATGTTCGTGTCGCCACCCTGGTTGACTTGGGTTTGACCCTGGCCTGTGGCTTGCGGATCAATGTCCTTGCGCTGCTGGGATGCTTGGCCGGCCAGGTTCGGCAACGCCGGGGCCGCACCAGCAATCCCCCCGGCAATGCGGGTGATCCAGTTGTTGTTCGCCAAATCCGAACCACCCGTAGGCAAGAACGTTTCCATCAACCCTTGGGCGCCGATCGCGGCGACTTGACCGCCGTACTCGATGGCACGGTTGATCAGCTTCACCCCAGTCTGCGCGGCCTGACCCGCACCCGGGGCCATCGCGTCCAGCGCCATACCACCGGCCTGCACCGCCATGCCAAGCGCACCACCACCGTCCATGCCGATCCCGCCGGAGCCGGACCCGGCATACGGTGCGACGTTCGCCCCGATGTTGGTGGTGTTCGTCGGCCCACCGGTGAACATGCCTTGCGGTGCGCCAGCGGCCATCGGGCCGCCACCGCCGCCCGTGGTGGGCAGCGGGGCAGGATTCGTCGCCCACGCACCCGACGACACCGGAGCCGGCGGGTTATTCAACGCAGGGTTGGTGTTCTGCGGGCTGTACAACCCCGGAGCACCCGCCGCCGCCGCCGACCCGCCAGGGACCGACGTCACCGGCCGGTAGTAATGCGACGTGAACGCCGGATCGTCGGCGCCCGTGCCGCCAATACCGCGCCGCGCCGCTGCCGCGTCACTGCCCCAGTTGAACGGGGTGCCGCCAGGCAGCGTCGCTTGCATGTGGCTGGCGTTGAATCCGACCCGGAAATCACCCGGGCCGCCCATGCCCTTGACGAATCCACGCGCAGTCAGCCACTCGTCCGCATTGTGGGTCGACATGCTGGCGCCGGTCGTCGGGCGGCCATCCATCAAGTTGACCAGATCCTCAACAGCGCTAGAACAATCAGCCAAACCCTGCGTCAGGTCGCCGCGTTGTTCTTGTGTGTATCGTCCGGCGGGAACGTTCGCCAGAAGCGCCGCGTCGCCGGGATAGGCACCGATCGGCGTCATGGACACACCGGTCGTACCGGCGGACGGGTAGGAGCCCCGGTCGTACTGGTTGTTCTGGTACTGCGGCCCGAACACACCCTGCGCGCCGAGCACACCCATCAACCCGTGCCCGCCCTGGGTCGGGTTATAGGCCGAAATGGCCTGCAACTGCCCCAACAACGGTGCCGCAGCGAGGTTCGCCACGAACTTCGTGATGTTCTCCGCGATCCCCGCCAAACCCTTTGAGATACCGAAATCCTGATCAAGCTTGGCGCCGATCTGCCCCAAATCCTTGGCATGCTGATCGGTTTGCTTCGTCAGCTTCTCGTACTGATTCGCCCGCGCATCCGACATGCGCATCTCGGCGGCCTGAAGGTCACGTTCCGCTTCGATCACATCGTTACGGGCCTTGAGCCGGTCCTCTTCGGTCGCCTCGGTGGACTGCTCCAACTGGGCTGCGCGGGCACGCTTCTCCGCCAGTTTGTGGCGGGCATCCAGATACGACGATTCAGCGGAGAACACGGCAGCGTCCTGCGGCATGCCAGGAATCCCCGGCGGCAACGTCGTGTCATACGGCAACACCGGTGCATCCGGCAACTTCGGGCCAGACGACGACGACCCGCCGGCACTACCCGCAGCGCCCGGAAACAGATCAGCCAACGGACCATCAGGACCCGCATCAGCAGCGGCAGCACCACCACCGCCACGGCGCCCGCGTCGGTCCTCCACGGAAACATCCAATGGAACCTGACCAGGCAGGTTGCCGAACGGAGAAGACGGACCATTCGAGTTCGGACCAACAAGCCCCGGTATCGGGATACCACCAACCGTAGGCGTACCAGGCCCAGGCCCGCCGCCAAGTTGCGGCAACGGCGACGGTTGCGGATCAACCCCAGTGCCGCCCTGAATGTTCCGGTCCCACCACTCACGGGCTCTGCGCCCCAACTGGTCCGGCGTGTTCGAATGATTCCAATTCTCCGCGCCAGGAATCGCGTTCTGAATGGCCTGCTCAATCTCAGGGCCGTTCTGCGCGACCAGGAACGCCAACCACGCCGGGACCGCCACCCGCGACAGCGCAGCAGAGATTCCCTTAGCCGACTTATCGGCAGTCGCGGGAAGCCCCGCCAGGGTAGTGCTCACTGTTGAAAGGGATTGCGTCAACGCGGTAACACCGGCGATAGCCTTCCACGCCATAAACGCGGTCACTACATCACCAACGCTGATGCCTATCCGGTCCAGCATTTCGACCACACTCGACAGTGCATCCCACAGATCCTGCGCAGTCTCAACCGCACCCTCGAACGCATCCTTGATGTCGTCCTTGTGGGCAACGATCCACGCGTTCAAGTCATTCAACTTGTCGGTCACATTGTTGATCGACTTCGCCAACGCCCCAGGACCCTCAGTAGTGTCCAACGGGTCACCAAACAAAGCCGAAATGAAGTTCGCCCCAACACGACCCACAGCAGCGTTCATGTTCGACAAGGCACCGTCAACAGTGTCGGCCAGCTTCTTCGACATGCCACCGAACTGGCCCTCAATCGCCTGCACAAGCATGCCGAACGAAATTGTGCCGTCCTGCGACATCTTCTGAATCTCGGCGCTCGTCAGGCCGAACTCTTTCTGCAACGCCGCCTGAACATTGATGCCACGCTCATTGAGCTGCAACATCTCTTCGGCCTGCAGCTTGCCCTTGTTGAACACCTGGTTGAAGATGACGGCCAGGTCGCCGAACTTCTGGCCTGACGCACCGGCCGCGTCCGCGATCGCCGTCAACGCCGCCTGCAACGGGCGGCCCTGCTTCACCCCACCGGCAAGGAACTGAGTAGCCGCCTTTGCCGCCTCATCCAACGCAATCGGAGTCCCAACAACCACCTCGTTGATATCCGACATGATCGTCTTAACCTGCTCGGCGCTGTTCCCCATCGCGGCAAGACGGTGCGACGTCGCATCAAGAGACTTGTACCTGTCGAAACCCTTGAACAGGGCAACACCGGCGGCGCCGATGATTCCTGTCGCGGCGGCCGTGAACGCCGTGCCCAACGCGCGGCCAGCCAACGCGCCAGCCTTCGACGCCGCACCCTCATACCCCGACAGGGCAGACGAAAACCGGCCCGACACAGGCAACGACGACGCAAGAGACGAACCAAACGACGAACCAAACCCCCGGCCCGCCGACACACCATTCGCCGCGAACCCATCCACAATGCGAGAACCCGCGGCCTTCGTCGCACGATCAACCTCACGCGACAACTGCTCACCAGCATTACGGCCAGCGGCAGCCGCCTCCTTGGTGACGTTCTCGCCGATCGCGCGGCCAGCAGCCGAACCGCCACGAGCACCAGCAGCAGCCATCTCACGCTCAATGTTCTTCGCCGCCACCGCAGCAGCACGCTCATCAAGACGAGAAATAATGTCCACGTAGATCGGCATCAGACACTCACCTCCCGTCACCAGCCGAACAGATCGGCCTCAACCTCACGCTGCAACTCGTGCGCCTCAACTGAGGCTTTCGCTTTCTCCAACCGATCAACCGGGTCCTCGAAAGCGAACGGCTCATACGCCGCTTTACGGCTCTTCGATGCATGGAATGACGCCCTGAACCGGGCGATCTCGTTGTATGTTTCCGCCGCGATCAACTCCGGCTCAGACCAGCGGCCACCGCGAACAGCCCGCGCCACCGCACCATCAACCGGCGCGAAATCCACATACAACTCCCGAACGCGTTCTTCAGGATTGTCCACGAACCGAACCCCGAACAGGTCCAGCAACTCCAAACTGGACAGCCTGCCCTGATGCCAATCCGAAACACTCAACCCGAAGAAGCGCCGCAGGTCACTCGCTATCTGTCTCGGGTACAGTCTCCAGAACCACTGAGCTTCCATCACTTTTCGAGTCGGACTCAGCTCGCTCCGCGATTGTGAAGCCCTGCTCGGTCCACGCCCGCCACACATCCCGGGCGCCAGCCGCGCGGCCACCGATCTTCTTCGACCGCAGGACCTCGTAGTTGTCCATGCCCAGCACGACCTGAACGATCCGCACCTCACGCGGCGGCGACACACGCTTACCGTCCTTGTAGTACGGCGGCCCCTTGACCGCGCCGGGACGGGTCTCCGCCGGCAACACCATCTCGTTGCCGTCACGGTCCTTCACGGTCTGCTCCGGGATGTACAGGTCCGGCTCCCGGTCATAGGTTTCGATCTCTTCGAGATACGCCTCGTAGGCTTCCAGCGCATCATCGTCGAGCATCCGAAGGTTGGGGTGCGGGGGGATCGTCATGGTGGTGCCGTCATCGAACCGAAGGACACGATCAGCGAACGGCGAATCGAACTCGGTGGCCTGTTCACGCGCGGCGGCACCATTGTTCTCGGGTTTCTTCACAGACATCAGGGGCTTCCTTAAAAAGGGGGGGCTTCGGGGTTGAGGGGTTGGGCTGGCTTTATGTGGGTGCCTGCCGGGTGGGTGCCAGCCCCAAACCAACCCACCCGGCAGGACGATTCACCGGCTAGCTGCCGTCCGAGTACTGCTCAGCCCAGCCGGGGCCACCCATCCACACATAGAAGTAGCCGGGCACCAGAGCGATCGTCCCCGCCGGGTCGGGCCGCATGAAGTACTCATTCGGCAGCACCTTGTACGTCAGGTCCGCCGTGTCCGGGTCGGTCTTCGACCGCTGCTTCGACGCCTGGTCGTCCAGCTTCACCGCCGGGTAACCCTCAGCGCGGTAAATGAACCCGCCCGAGGTGCGGCGCGCGTACAGCAGCAGCAGCTGGTACTCCGCCGAGTCAGCGTCCAGCAGCGGACCCTCACCGTAGTCAGGGGTACCGGGAAGCGCGACCAACGGATTACCGGCGTTGTCGCACAACGGCAACTCCGACTCCAGCCGGTGAATCAGCGGATCAGCAGTACCGAGCGCCACGAACCGCACCGAGTACGACTTCTCCGTCACCTCAGAATCGACCGGGAACTTCGACTGCAACACCATCAGATCGTCAGAGGTGACGTCCGGTTCACGTTCCGCACCGCCATCCTCAGGGTTGCAGCCGATGTGCCACCAGCCCTCATTCGGGTCAGTGTTGTACTCGTACTTGCCGTTCACCTTCCGGCGGATGAACAGGTCGTCGCGAAGCTTGCCGTCCTGCGCGAACGGCGACCACTTCACCGTCACGCAATCATCCTCGAACGGCGACATGTCCGTCGCGGCACCGCGATTGTCGCGGATGAACACCGCCTGCAGGCCGCCACGCTCGATGAACGGCTTGTGAATGTCAGTGAATCCGCCGGCGCTCCAGTCGGTGCCGGTCAATGGCTGCGTCATAGGGACGCTCCTCTCATTTGGATAAGGGACCGGATTGCGAAAATTTCCGGCGAACAAAAAGGGACCCGGCACTATCCGCCAGGCCCCTTGTCAGGGCTGAAACTTCAATTAGATGTACTGAACACCGATCTCGTAGCGGCCCACATGCCGCACCAAGTGACCGTCGTCGTCATACTCGACGAGGACCGGTTTCATCAGCACACGCGCATAGTCGATACGCGCCACCACACCACCACCGACCGGTATCTCCGTCAGCGGGTTAACGACGAGCTCCAGCATTCGTTGGTGCGTCAACTCGGCCTCATTCTCGGCGGCCTCATCAGACGCGGCGAACGTATGCACCGACACGACAGCCACATCGCTGCCCTCTTCGGGAACATCACGACCATCGACGCGGCGAACCACACGGTGCGGCAACGGATCACCCGACAAGCGGCGAGTAGAAACCTTCCCCAAAGGGGACAGCCACGCCACCAACACACGGTGGATACTCGGCGCTGAATCAGTCGCCATACGCGGTGCCGCCGAACTGTTTAGCTGTCTTCTGGGCAGGCGCGTACTCGTCGTTGTGCGCCGACCCGAACTCCACGAGATGCGCTTGCGGATCAGTCGCGCCGACCTTCCCGCGGCCCTTGTTCGTGGACCGTTCCGTCACCTGAACAGAATCACGGTAAGCGCCGGTGCCCACGGGAGAATTGTTCTTCCACGCGGCAACAACCTCGTCCATGAACTCGTTGACGCCCTGATTCACCTCAGGCAGTTTGTCGAAATCGTCCAGCCGCACACCGAACTTCGCCAAAGGGTTCTTCCTCGTTGGACCGTTAGCCACGATTCATCACACCTTCCGAAGCTCCGCCACCAAACCCGGCATCCAACCGTGAAAACCCATGTTCCAGTCACGAACCGCAACCACATCGAACACATCCGGCCCGTACCCCACACGGTCTTTCACCTTCACCGGGGAACCGGGCGGCAAGTACAGGTCAACATCGATCGTTTCGGTTTCCACAATCGAATACGTCCCCACCACCTGCACATGCGGGGCAAGTTGGATCACCGGAACAGACACCCCGGCACCGAACTGGGGAACCGTGTTCCCCAATCCATCCGTCGAGTCACCGACGTGCGGGTAATGCGTCACCGTGTACGCGGTTGGAAACGTCATAGCCGGTGAATCGTGATCGTAGGTGCAGGGTTGGCGAACCGTTTCGCATCTTCTAACTCGTCCCGGGTGAACACTGCCGTCCCGGACACCCACTCTGCGTTCCGCTGGGTGAACGGCCCTGCCGTCAGCGATACCGCCTGCGATGAAACCGAACCCGGCGTCACCGTAAGGTGGCGTGCGGCGACCGCAGCCACAAACTCTGTTACAGAGTCGGGCACACCTCCGCCAACATATTCGACGATCACCACTGTGCCGGTAACGAGCGAACACCCATTTCGGGTGACATCCACATAGTTACCGTCTTGGTTGAAGTCGACTTCTTCTCCACCGGTAAGCGTGACTGCTTCGACTTCATCCACCACGCCAGGCAGCCACACGCGCCCATTGACGACCTGCGCCCGCACCCGAGTGGCCCCGGTGGTGAACACCCGCCCGGTGACGCGCTGGAAGGTGTCACTGACACGGCCCAGCACGCCATCCACACGGGAAGACTGCTCCGGTGTGAGCGCTGCGGCGCTCGGCAATCCGAGCGCCGCAGCAACGTCATCGGCGGTAGCAAGCAACATCGCTGTGGCTAGCTGCCCGTCTTATTGAAGACGACCACACCAGTCGGGCGAACAACCTTGCCGCCGTACACGTGCAGAGCGCGGATACGGTCGGAGAAGCTGTCCTGGTCGCGCAGCGCTTCAACGGTGTCGATCTGCGACACATACGCAGCAGCCGACGGATGGAACGCGACGAACTGCTCATCGTCAGTGTCCCGCAGGTTGTTCGACTCCACGATCCGAGCACCCAGCAGGTTCCCGATGGTGCCCGCGCGCAGACCAGCAGCGTCGCCGGAGGTGTCCGCGCTGGTCAGCTTCGACCCGGATGAACGCAGCCAGAACGCCATCTCCGCGTTCACGACAACGACACGCCCCACGTTCGGGACGTTCGCCTTCGTCAGCTCCTTGAGCGCCTTGGCGATCAGGTCGAACGCATCATCAGCATCCGAGGGAGCAGAACCGGTAAGCGCGGTCCCGTTGTCCACCAGCATGTCAGCGATGAACTTGTCGGTGTCGGTGGCCAGGGCCGTGGCACCAGCACGGGTGTAGGCCTCCAGCGACCCGGCGACCTGAACACGGTCGATGTCATCGACGAGGAAGTCGATCGACTTTTCCTGATCGATGAGCAGATCGACACCGGTGTCGGAAATCGCGTCCGCCGAGGTCTGCCGGCCAGCGGCCTTGTAGTCCTTGACGGTAGGTGCCACCACGCCCGCGATATGCACCACGTTGCCCTTGCTTGCGGTGCCTTCGTACTCGCGGTTGACGAGGTTGGCGAAAACGGTCTGGGCGGTCCACTCCTCCAGGAGCATGTCCGACCAGAGTTCGGGAATGAAGTTGTTGAAAGCCATTTTTGGCTCCCTTCTGTGTTAGTGGAGTTCTCCACGTAGATAGCTGTCGAGGCGGCCCTCTTCGCGCGCTTTCTTCCGCTCGGCAGGCGGCAGCGCCGCGTACTCGGCGGGGGTGAGAGGCTTCGGGCCTTCAACCTTCTTGTCTGATGTGACTTCCGACGTCGGCACGGCCGACGACGCCAACTTTGCCTTCAGCGCTTCTTCGATCCGCTTGTTGACGAACTCATTCCACCGGTCGGCGGATTCGCGCATCTCTTCCTCGGTATCGCCATGAATGAACTCCGGGTCGACTTTCGTTTCGCGCGCCACATTGCTGCGGATGCGTTCACGCTCAGCCGTCTCGAACTTTCGTTCCAGTTCTTCGATCCGGGACAGCGGGTCGTCGCCGATCTTTTCCTGCGACTCCCGCCATTTCTTGGCGTCCGCGAAGTTTTCCTTGGCTTGCGCCTCGTTCTTGCGGGCCATTTTCTTCCAGAACTCGACCGTCTCGGTTGGTTTCGGAGCTTGCGTTGGCTCCTCAACCGTGGCGGTTGTGTCCTGGTCGACTGCCGGTTCCACTGGCTCCGTTACGGCGCTGTGTTCCGACGTTTCTGCTGTCACATCATCAGACATGAGGGTTTGTTTCCTTTGCGGATGGGTTTTCTATGTGCCATGCCCCGTTACGGGACATGTGTGCGTTATCCAGACCGCCGGGGTCAGCGCTGGATGCTTCTGGGGCCTGAGAACTTCTGGTCACGCCACGCGAGGACCGGCCCAACCTCGCCGTGCTCCCGGGTGACGATCAACTTCCGGTAGTCAACGGCGCGGCCGCCGCGGTCTGCGATATCCGCGAACGCCTTCACCTGGTCATGCGTCTCGTTGAGAAGTTCCGTGCTGATCGTGTCGAAGTCCATCCCCGGCGGGATCACGTCGATATCGCAATCGCATCCCGGATGGATTGGCATCAGCGAGTTCTTGCGGTACCGCATGGTTGATGCGATGACGCACAGCGCGCAGTTCTCGTTGCCGGTCAAGACGCGGCGGTAGAACTGGACGCCGCTGCGGGCGAACGACGCCCTAGCCTGGTGCGTCTTCGCTAGTTGCAGGTCGGTGCCCGCCAGGTTCTCGATACGACGCTGACCGGCACGGAGTGCCGCCGCGACGCTCTTACCTTCCGACAGTGCCGTACGTGCTGTGATCACAGGTCGCGCGTACACCGTCTCCGACGGCACACCGCGAATCTTGGAGACCTCGACGGCCTGCACCGGTGACTGCTGGGTGACTTCTGCGATGTACACCGAAGTCATGGCAGCCATCGACTCTTGGGCCGCTTGGACAACCGGTGCCACCGAAGATGTCAACTCTTGCAGTCCACTGTCAGACAGCGTTACCGATGTCCACGCTGCGGACACATATTCGAGCAGTCTGCGCCTCAGTTCAGCGGTCGCAGCCGCATACTCAGCGTGATCCATCTTCCTGGGGACGCTGCACCGGATTGCCGGCGAACAGGGTTATCTGCTCACGCGCCCTATCAAGATCGTCCTGCTTGATCTGATCGGCGTTGTAGTTCAGGATGTTCCGCCGGATAGACGCCCACGACTCGCCGGCCGCCTTAGCCAGAGATGCTGCGGAATACTTCTCCCCCAGCGTCACACGGTCAGGCGACTCAAACGACACATCAACGGTGTCCTCAACCGATTCGCCCTCAATCTGCAACGCCTTAACCAAGATGGCCTCCAGGCCGATCTTCGCTATCGACAACCGATCCTCACACTTGAACAGGAAGCCCTTCTCAATGTTGTGCGCACCCTCAGCTGACTGGTTCGCGCTGTCCGGCATCAGCATCGGCAGCGGAGTCTTGGTCGCCGACGACAGCTGTCGAATATGCTCCTTGATCGCCGACAACATCGGAGTGAAGTCGTTCGCCTGGGACTCCCAGATATCAACCCCAGGTGGCAACTCCCACAACGCTCCCGGCGCGGCCTCAAAGATCGAGGCGTAGTCGATCGCGTTGCCGTTCTCGTCGACCTTCGGCAATCCATGCTCCGTCGACTTCAACGCCCGCTGCCGGAAAGCCTGGATCGCCATCGTGGACAACAACTGAAGCTCAGCCCGGTTGATCCGGTTGATGATGTCAATGTGAGGCTCCACCTCGCCCATGCCATCAGGGTTCTGGTACACCACCACCGGCGGCGGCGAACCGGTCACTACAGCATCGCCAACCGGAACCCACGAGTCTGAGATTCGCGTCACCAGCCTGCGCCGGGACGATGACTGCACAAAGCACGGACGGGCGAACTTTTGCCACCCGTCACCCGACCACACAATCGCAAAATCCGACTCGGCATCGAGGTCCCGCCACCACCGCATAGCGGCCCTGATCCGCCACGGCTGCAGCGGGTCAACGCTGACAACCATCGTTTCAGGAGAGTCAGCTGTGATCGTCGCCGTACCGTCATCACGACGCCAGCACGTCAAATACGACTCGCCGAAGTCCAGCCCATACTTGACCCACTGCTTACACACGGAATCCATGCGGTTATCCCGCCAAATGCGCCGTGCGCGTAACGCCAAATCACTATCGGCGGAACCACCAACCGTGATGCCATTCGGGATGATTCGGTCAGCAACAGAGTCACGCACCATCAGACCCCAGTTGGTGCGCGCCTCACGCTGAAACGAACGCCACGCCGCAGACGTGTTCCTCGTCAACTCGGGCAGCGGAGCATCCCCATTGGAGTAACGCGCCAACAAACGCACCCGCGACATTCCGTCGTCGATACGCTTCGTCAATACCGGGAGCCATTCCGCTGGCGTTGAAGCAGTCAACAGCTGACCCCCTCTCTGTCTCTATGTCGACTAGTAGATCCGTCTAGGCGCAAACACTTTCGGGCGCGGACGCGCACCATCACGACGCGCATCAACACACGCCTCCCACGACAACATCCCCGCCATCGCAGCATCAAACTTGTCGGCCAAACGGCCATCCTGCTTCTGCATAACCCACAGAGGCTGGCCCGTATCGTCCACCAGCTTCAGCTCACGCCGACCCGCATGACCCATATGCTCAACAAACTTCGGCCGCCACACATTCGCAGCCAGCGCCGCGTCGCCAGTCGCCAATGCATCGGCATAACCCTGCGTCGCAGCAGCCACACGCCTCAAACTGCCGCCGCCACCAACCGCCCACTCCACAATCCGATCCGGGAAACGACCCGCCCACGCGGCGATCGTCGAATCCCAGCCCCACGGGTCGCAGTACATGCGCCACACCTCAAACCGCGACATCATGTCCACAACGAGCGCTGTCACCTCATGCTCAGGGACTTCCCACTCTTCGACGTTCTCGGGCCGCTCCCAACACCCCAACAACATCTGGCGTCCCGTCGCAATCTCAGTGACCACGACAGCCGTCGCATCTCTCCACCGCGACCCGTCAAACCCAGCGGTGACGAACGCTCCATCCGGCACCGTCTCATCACACTGCACCAGGCGCGTCATATCGAACGCCTGAGAGCCAGACTTACGCCACCGATTCAGATAGACCCGCTCCCAGTAAGCGCGGTCAATACCCGTGCGGTCGTAGTCCTTCGCGATCCGCTCAAACTGCCCCGGCCCCCACTCCCCAATAGGGCCAGTGGCATCCGCGACAGCGGCGACACGCTTCTCCACGGTGGACAAATCATCATGCTCATCACCGGCCCAGCGCCGAAAGAAGAACAGCGACGGGTCCTGCCGCTCACCCCTGGCGATCGACTCCGCCTCGGCAAGCACGTCCTCTTCGATGCTGCCCTGACCAGGCTGCCCAGCAGTCGACGTGTACAACGTCCACGGGTCCTCCATCGGCCGCTTCGGCATGTTCTGCAACATCGTCTCGTGCGCATCACGATGCCTCGGCATAAACAACCGGTGCGGCTCATCGAAATGCTGAAACGTCGTCCGCGCGCCATCACGAGACCCCGGAGCATTCGACACAGCAACAGCGAACCCATCCTCACCACCCGAAGGTGACAACCGGACGATCCGCTCCTTGCTGATATCAAACAGATCAGCATCGGGGCCGTTCTCCAAGATGTACTTCAGCACACCGAACGCCAGCTCCGACACCTGCTCCTCGGTGACCGCCATCATCGGAATCACCGGCGACCGCACCGGCCGACCCACAGGATTCCCCGCGGCGTCAAAACCGTCACACCGAACCGGCGCCTCTGGATGCAACTCCACACCGCAAATCCACGCCGCGAACTCGGTCTTGGCTACGCCCTTCCTGAGTTCGACGCCAGCCCGCTCGAACCGCCGACGGCCAGCCAAACGGTGCCCACGCGGATACAGCTCATATAGGCGATACACCAGCGCGCGCTTCTCATCATCGAGACGTGCGGCCTGCCCCGACAGTGAGCCAGGGCCGAACACCATCCGATCCTCAATGAAGTCGCACACCTGGGGACCTAACGTAGGAAACGTTAAATCCACAGGAGGGACTTGCAAGACAGCCATAAGGCCGTCAGGTCACAAGCTTCAAACGAGGATCGTCACCAGGCTCCGGTGGGCACACCGGCGCAGCCTCCGACTTCCGCCGCTTCGACCCCTTAGCCTTCGAATCCTCGGTCGCCTCAATCTGCCATTCCAGTCGGCGACGGGCCAGCGGATTCGTCCCGTAATCAGTGTCGGCCTTCTCCAACCGAACCTGAGCCTCCGCCCGCGCCTTCGCGTTATCGGCAGTCCAAAAATCGTTATAGAGCATCGCCACGCGGAACAGCCCGTTGATATCCGAGTCTGTGTACTCCGGGGCCATCGGCGACGCCCAAATGTCATTCCACCAACGCACCGTCAACGGATGCCACGCAACACCATCCGGCAGGTCTGGCGCCACCACATCATGATCCGCAGACAACGTAGCCCGCGTCGACGACTTATTGCGCCGCGCGCGCACAGAAGGATCTTTAGGTACAGGTGGCATGACTTCCTCCCATTTCGGGAATCAACAAGGTATCAGCAAAACCGCAGGTCAACCCCATTTCGGGGAAGCCGCGAAACCCCCGGGTTCCGTACAGACCAAAATCCGCA